GTCGCCCGCATGAAGCCCTTCTTGTACAGCTTGTAGATGATGTCCGCGAAGGGGTAGGTCTCCTGGTCCGCGAACTGCACGTCGAAGAACATCCGTCGGAGCGGCTGGCGCGCGTCGCGCTTTTCCTCGGTCGTCCCGTAGTTCACGATCCGTCCGATCGGCGGCGACTGCGAGTCGTGGCACCACAGGAAGATCGGGTTCTTCCGGAAGTTGTCCATGACCCAGCCGTCCACCCGGATAACGCTGTTGTAGCGGTCCGGCGACTCGTCAGTGCCGTAGATCCGCAGCGTGCGGTCCTTCTCCTCACCGACCTGTCGAGCCTCGCCCGCGATGATCCTGAACTCGTGCGACATCTCAATTTCTCCTTACACCACCGCTACCGCGACGCACCGACAGTTGATCGTCTCGCTCGCGTCGCCGAGCGGGTCGTTCGGGTACCGCAGTCCGTTGGGAAAGGTATCCCCGACCGTGACCACGTCGCCATCCTGTTCGCGGTGGCTGTCCCGCACCGCCTCGTCCCTCGCGGTGATCCACTCGTGCCTCACGATGCCCTGCTCCTCCATGACCTCGTGCCGGACCGTGTTGGTCATGGACGCGACCTCGGTGCGGGCGATGGTCAGCGACCGGCCCGCCGCGAAGTCAAACGTATCGCGCACCCGCTTGGCCAGCTCGGTGATCGACTCCTTCTGGCCAACGCCGGTTTCCAGGGTGCGCGCCAGCTGCTTGCGGATCGTGTTGTTGGCCTGCACGAAGATGCGCTCCCGCCCCTCGATGAGCCGCTGCAGCCGCGGATCGGCGGCGTCGAACACGAAGTCCCCGCCAATCTCCTGGGTCACCTGGCCCGCCGCGTCCGAGGAGATCTTGACGTAGAGCGGGTGGTGCTGCCGGATCAGCCGCTGATTCCACTTGTTCTCGTCGAACAGCACGCCGCTGATCGTGTCGCGCAAATCGCGCAGGATCTCATCATTAATGATAGCGTTGTCGCGTTCAAGGAGCTCTCGAATCGCCTCCGCTGAAGCGGCGAACCGCGCCCCGAGGTCGCTGGCCTCCAGCCGTTTCAATTGTTCCGCGCGCAGCTTGATGAGGTACCGCCGGAACCGGCGCTTAAACTGCGGCTCGTTGGGCTGCAGGTTAGCGCGCAGCACCGCCTCCCAACGGGCGACCCGCTCGGGCTCGCGCAGCCGGGTCCACACCGCTACCGTGTGGACCTGCTCCGGCGTGAGGCCCTCCGCCTCCGTCTCCCCCTCATCCTCGTCGGCGGCGGGAACCGGGGTCTCGTCCGCCGGGCTGGGTTCCGGGGCCGGGGCCGCCGGCTCCTCGCCGACGGGGGACTGGGGCTCCACGACGTCGGGTCCCAAGGTAAACTCGCGCGCGTCCTGGTAGCCGGCCGGCACGAGCGGGATGTCGGCGTAGTCGGGCGCCTCCTCAAAGCCGAGCTCAAAGCGCTGGTTGACCTCATTCTGCGTGTAACCAAGGTCGCGCGCCTTCCGGGCGTTGTCCAGCGTCTCGCCGAAGTTCTCCTTGAGCGCGGAGATCGAGACCTCATCAAACTCGCCCCAAAATTGAGATTTGCCCGGCTCGCGGAAGAGTCGCGCCCACAGGGCGTCCTCGATGAGGTTCATAATCGGGATCAGAGTCTTCGTCCAGAAGGCCCGATCGACCACCTGCGCCGTGGCGAAGTTCAGGTTCTTGTAGTTCGACACCTCGCTGTCGGGCACCTTGTAGATGGCCAGCAGCTCCTCGAGCGAGAAGCGCCGCAGGGTGACGAACTCCATCTCGCGGTGCGTCGCTCCGGTCTCCCGCAAATCCAGGCCGCCCTCGAGCACGGCGGTGCGCCGGCGCTTGAGCCGCCCGCGGTGCCGGTCTTCCCACGCGTCGCGGATCTCGTCGCGCTGGTTCTTCGACAGCTCCTCCTTGGACACCAGGACCAGGCCCGGCGTCGCGTCGTTGTCAAAGAAGGCCTCGTTGTACTGCGAGGCCTTGAAGTCCTGCCGGGTCGCCAGTTCGCTCGCCTCCCACGGGGCCATGCCCTGGTACCGACTGTACGGGTTGAAGTACTTGATGTGGCAGATCTCGTGCGCCTCGTAGACCTCCGTCTGCGACTTCCCGCGCGTCCGGCGCACCCAGCCCCGCACGCGCTTCGTGGCCTTGTCTACGAGCGGCTCAAAGTCCGCACCGTTCTCCGGCCACAGCTCCAGCGGCACCTCGTCGGGGCGCACCGGTCGATCGTCCTTGGAGATCTTCACGACCTTGCAATCCCCCGAGAGCGAGAGCCACGTAACGACCGCCTCCCACAATTGAGCCGTCGAGAGCTCCGGGTTGGGATTATCGAACAACGTGACCCACTCGGACCCGGCGTCGCCCTCCTCAACTAGCTCGGAATCCTGCCGCGTGCCGGTCTTAATTAGGAACGGCACCTGGCTAATGTTGAGCGCCAGCGCGCGAACGACCGCGTACGTCCAGCCGTGCTGCCGGTAGGGCTCGTTGAGCGCGCCCTGCGCGTCGCGCAACCGGATGGGCATGAAGAACTGCTTGTCCACCTCGGGGAACGCCACCTGGCGCTTTTCGAGCGGGGGTCCCTGGACCTTGATCGGGGTCGTCACAATACTTCCCTATAGCCTTCCTGGTACCGGTGCCACCACTCCATCTCGGCCTTGAAGTTGTGCAGCCGAAAGTCTACGTCCGGGCACCACTGGTACAGCCCGTCCGGGCCGGGCGGGTGCCGATGCGGCGCCGGTGGCCGCTCCGCGGAGGCGAGCATCGCGCCGGCCATCGCCGCCACCCACGCCCACCACCAAAGTTTTCTTGTCGCCGTCCATCTCCACATTCGCTACACGAAGCTGACCCGGGGCTTGAACTGGTTCGCCGGTCGAGCAAGCAGCCGCCGCGCGCGGTTCGCTAGGCACGTCGCCATGACCGCGTCATCGTGCAGCCCCTGCGGCGCGCCGTAGGAGATCTTGCCGGTCTTCGACACGTCGAGCGAGAAGTCCTCGTGCTCCTTCACCAGGGCCTCGTACACCGGATCATGCTCGGCGCCGGAGACGAAGCCGAGCTTGCCCGCCTCGAAGTCGACAACAGCCTCCTCGACGAGCTCCCGCTTGACCGCTTCGGTGAACACGACGCCCTCGCTGTTGCGCTCGTGGAAGTACCGGTCGCCGTCGCCGGTGCGCACGCCCGCCAAGAGGTCGGCCACCGCCTCGCCCACGCCGGTCTGGTCATGGCAGAGGTAAGCCCGCCGGCCGGCGGCCCGAAACGGCTTCGCGAACTCCGCCAGGAGCTCGACCTGCCGCGCGTACGACAAGCGCTGCGGCGCCCGGAAAATCTTCAGGATCGCCCCGCTCTCCGCGCCCACGGCGACGAACCAGGTGAAGTCCACCTTCTTCGCCCAGTCGGCCCCGATGCCCACGGCCTCGCCGGCCAGGGGCGCGACGCGCGGTCGGGTCCGCACGTTCTCGAACACGGCGCCGACACCGTCGAGGAACGCCGCCATGAACTCCTGGTCGAAGGCCCGCGCGGGCAGCGTGCGCCGCGCTTCCTCAAGCTCCGCTCGCGGGATGAATACGGCGTCCATGGCCGTGAACTTCCACGACTCGTAACCCGGCTCGCCCTGGAGCCCGCGCGAGTAGTTCTCGTACGAGAAGCCGCGCCGGCCGCGCGGCGTGCCGATGCCGGTCGCGGAGCCCCGCGTGTCGGACAGGGCCGGGCGCAGGCAGTCGTACCAGACTTCGTCGCTGATCTGCGCCATCTCGTCGACTACCAGGTGGTTGACGCCATCGCCGCGCAGGTTGTCGGGCTGGTCCGCCGTGCGGAACTCGATCCGCTGGCCGGTCAGCAGCTCGATAATCATCTCGTCCCGCCGCACGCGCCGCACGAGCCCCGTGCCCGACAGGGCCGACAGCAGGGTGCGAAACGGGCGCCGGCACTGCCGGTACGTCGGCGACACCCACCAGATGAGCCCGTCCGGGTTCGGCGTCTTCGCCTTGTCGATCACATCCATGACGCCGTACGTGGTCTTGCCCCACCGGCGCGAGGAGTAGATCCACTTGAACCGGGCCGGCGACGCCATGACGCGCAGCTGGCCCCAGTGTCCGGGGAGCTCGATGACGCGCGCCGGCGCCTTGGCGGGGGCCTGCGAGTAGTCGACGGTGCCCGGCATCAGACCTCCGCGCCCCCGTTACCGAACGGGAAGCTCAACCCGCGCTCCTCGAGCCAGGCGCGCCCGCAGTCCAGCAGGTAGGACGCCAGGAACTTGGCCACCTCGAGCACTGCCTCAAGCCAATCGGCCAACAGGCAGCCGGCGGCCAGTCCCAGCGTTAAGCTTAGGAAGATTTTCCTCATCGCCACATCTCTGCTTCTACCCGGCGCATGTAGGTCAGCAGCGACACCAGCCACCCAACCGCCGCGAACGCGAGCCACACCAGGCCCGCCGCCAGCGCGACGCGGAGCGCCAGGCGCAGCAGCTTCAGGCCGGGGCTCACGCGCGCCCCCCGCGCCCGTTGAGCGGGTCGGGTTCGCCGCCGCTCGCCGCCCGGTCCGCCGCCTCGGCCTCCGCCGCCAGGGCCGGGTCGCCCGCCGGCGCGCCGGCCAGCGCATCCAGGAGCCCGTCGGCCGGGATCGCGTCGCGCCGCTCGCGCACGGGCCCGTCGCCGCCCTCGCGCTCCAGGGGCCGGAACTTGACCTCGTACGCCGCCGGCGCCGCCAGGGCCTCTGCGACGGCCGCCGGGTCGAGCCCGCCGGTCCACCGCTGCCGGCGGAACGCGTCGTCGACCAGCTCGGCCGCGCCGTCGCCGAACGCCGCCGTCAGGGACCGGCGCAGGTCGTCGCGCAGGGCGGTCACCAGGAGCAGCACGTGCGTCGCGGACAAGGCCTGGTCGCCCCGCTTGGCCTCGATCGAGGCCGCCGACTCCACGAGCCGGTGCACCTGGTTGAGCTGCTCCATGAGCAGGCCGAGACCGTCGGCCGACAGCTTACCGGTGCGCCCGTGCGCCGCGGCCACCGAGGCCAGCACCTCGTCCAGCAGGGTCCGGGCCAGGGCCACCTCGTCGCGCAGCGAGAGCTCGGACGCCGAGGCCTGTTGCAGGCGATCCAGGAGGGCCGGCGACATCTCCAGCGTCCGCTCGTACCGGGCGCGGAGCGCGGCGCCGGGCCGGGGAGACAACTCACGCGTCATGGATTAATGATATCACGGCGGGAGGGAGTAAGATACCCGAAAGGTTGCGCTTGAACTTAATGTTAGCGCGGGGAACCGTTACAAATTGCGGGGTAAGATTTGCGCCGTGAGCCGACGGTAGATAGCATGCCGGCGGGACGCGGGGCGAACCGTTACAAAAACAGGGGCCTTTTTGTAACAGCTTAATATTAGAGGGGGCCCGAGGTTGACCTGAGATCAACGGCCCCCGGAGGGGCATGGTTTGACCCAGCTAAGTTGAAGCGGCGTCGGCCCCTGGCGGCGGCGCATCGGAGCGACGGGCCCGCAGCGCGTCCACCACCGCGGCGGCGAGAAACTCCGAGTTGCACCCCGCGGGACACTCGCAGCGACACTCCGGCGCCCGGTAGCAGCAATCGCAATGGCGAATCTCGCCGGTTTCCCACATCTTCTGGTAGTAGGCGTCCCACCAGCGCTCGTGGCCCGCCGGGTCCACCTTCTTGAAGTTCTCCATGCGGGCGTCCCGCTCCCACTGCGCGCGGGTCTCGGCCGTCGACTTGGAGAAGTCGGGGTAGGGGTGGTCCAGCGGCAGCCCGGGGATGTCTCCGAAGTCCGTGGGCTGCGGGGCGAGCAGGTAGGCCGGCGGCGCCAGCCGCGCGCTCGGCGCTACGGTCCACGCTCGCTCCACCGCGGTGGGCTGGCCCACGGGGGTGGCCTTCAGGCCGCGCGACTTTCGAGCGCGGTACGCCAACTGCCGGCAGCCGTTGCTGCAGTACCGCTGCGAGGTCTTGCCCACCAGGAGCCCCTGGCCGCAGCCGAGGCACGTCCGAATTTCAGCGCGGTCCATGCGGCGTCTCCTCTTATCGTGAAGTTGAAGCACGTCGACCCGCGTCTCATCTCGTCGCGCGCGGTACGCCGCCTGCTTGCAGGCGACGCCGCAGTACCGCCGGCCGGCGACTACCGCCGTTCGACAGATCGAGCACGTCCGCGCGTCTACGTCGCTCACGTGAGTTTGACGCCTCCCGCGATTGAAGTGTTACAGCAAAATGCCGGTAGCCCAGTAGAACGCGCGACTGTTACAGCAAACATGCAATAGTTACCCAGGCCTCCGCGGTCTGTTACGGCAAACACGGAATAGTTACCCAGTCACCAAAGCGCCGTGGCCGCCGGGAGGTCTACGTCCTAAAAACTGTTACAGTAATAAAAACTGTTACCCGTAAGTGTAACACGAAGCAAAACAAAAAAGTTCAAATTTCAATTCTAGAGGTAACAATTGGGGTAACTAAATTTTTACTGTAACAAATTCTCCTTACTACCTACCTAGACCTCACGTTGACTTTCCTAACCCTGGTAACTTTCCCGTGTTTGCTGTAACAAACCACCATGCTTAGGACGCGGCCGGCGCCCCACGGCTCCTGGTAGCCGAGCTCCCGCTAGGCTTGCCGTAACAACCGCGCTCGCTTTGTTACGCTAACTGTTACGGTAAGTTACAGCGGCGTTACGGTAAGTGTTACGGTAAGCCTCCGCCGCGCTTGACCCAAATAGCTCAGCTATTTTTGCACTTGCTGTAACACTTGCTGTAACTTACCGTAACACTTTGTGTAACGCGGGGGCGTTCTTCGTGTTACGGCAAGCGCCCGGGTTGTCGTATTACGCTTCCGTGATGTAATTTCCGCGGCCCCGGCCCGGCGCGCCTATTATAATGAAGGGAAATTAAAAATTCGCCCCCGGGCCGCAATTCGGCCCTAACCCCTCTAAGTCATTGGTACTCAAGGAGTTATAATTTTAATTATCTTCACCGACTTTGCAGTTTTCTGGTGCAGAATCGCGAATTCCGTCGTATAATCTTTGTGTTGATTGATGAGAGGAGAACCGAAATGACGACGACCCGCCTGCGCGACCTGGCCGTGGGCCAGACCTTCCGGGTGCGCGACTCCGAGGACCCTGCCGGCGCGTGGCTGTACGAAGTGCTGGAGAACAACGGCGACCGTTCGCTGGTGATCGTGCGCAGCTCGATCAACTTCAGCTTCCCGCCGACCTACGTCTGGCGGGGCAGCCTGATCGTGACCCCCGAAGAGAGGAGCGCGTAATGACTTGCAAGAACTCGCGCGACCCAAAGCACCACGATGGCTACAATGACTCTGTGAGCAAGGCGATGAAACTCCTGGTCGCTCGGCTCAAGAAGCTCGACCCGGAGCATGAGCTTGTGGCAGAGTACGAGATGGACCCCATCGATTTTGAGGACCGGGCCGACTTCTTGAAGGACGTCGCGCTGGCCGTGATGGAGCTTGAAGAAGAGGGGAGCGCGTAATGGACCAGCTGAACTCGACCCCACTCGATCCCGACTTGCTGGCGGCCATCTTCACGGTGGGCTTTGAGCTGCCGGTGGACCCGGTCGGCGCCTGGCCGGCCAACTGGCCGCAGGAGCTGGACCGGCAGCTGGGCGGCGACTCGATCTTGGAGAACCTGTAGCAGGCCGAAACTCGCCTTCGGGCGAGTTCGCGGGTGAAGCCCGCGCTGACGAGGCCCAGGTTGGCCCGGTGGACCGAAGCTCTACGGAGGAATGTATGGTGAAGATCCAGGCGAACCCGACGGCCCCGGTGGCGAAGCCCGCGGCCGCCCCGGCGCCCGCCCCCGCGGCGAAGGCCGCGGCCGGCGCGAAGAAGAAGCGCTCCGACTTCGCGACCTGGGCAGACTTCTGCGAGTTCAAGAAGCAGCGCTGCCTGGCCGCCGCCGCGAAGCAGACCGAGAAGGCCCAGCAGTGGGAGGCCAAGAAGGCCGGCGAGCACGTCGACAAGGCCGCGAAGAAGGTCAAGCGGATCGAGAAGCTCAAGGCGATGCTGGCCGCCCTGCAGGCCGAGGTGGAAGCCACGAAGTAGCCAACCAGGCCGAAACCGCGTCCGGCATGCCGGGCCCTCTCGATTGTACTGGGGGCCAGCGCGCTGCCGGCGCGGTCCGTGGGTGAGGCCCACGCCGATGAGGCCGACGTTTTTGATGAAGGGAGGTGTCCGATGAGCCTGGAGGCGTTGCTGCTTCTGGTGGGCGGCCTGGCGACCGCGGCCCTGGTCGCCGGAACGGTCGGGCTCGCTCGGCGCCACTGGCGGGAGCGGGCTTTTCGGCGGACGTACGCGGCCCGGGACCGGGCGCGGCTCCGGCGTTGGCCTTACAATTAATATAGCGGGAGGGTGAGATGAGTGCGGACGACAACGCGAAGTTCCTGGGCTCGGACGAACAGCCGGCGCAGCCCAACCGGCTGGGCCTGACGGACGACCTGGGCGACGAGCTCCTGGAGTTCAACTGCTGGAAGTGCCAGCGCGCGGATTACGCGGCGCGCGACACCATCGAGATCTACAAGCGCCGCGAGCTGCGGCTGCTGTGCATCGCGTGCCAGCACCCGGAGAAGTTCAAGTGGACCCGCGACTCGGAGACGGGCCGCGAGTACCTGCAGCCGCTCGCCGCGAAGAAGGCCCCGCCGCGGAAGCGCGCCGAGCTGCCGGGTGAGGCGGCCGAGCGCGAGCTGGAGCTGCGGCAGAACGAGCTCCGCGGCCTGCGCCTGCGGCGGCCCGAGCTCGAGGAGCTCAAGGCGAAGGTGGACCGCGAGCTGGAGTACAACGTCGCGCGAACCGCCGAACTCGAGGCTACGACGCTGCCCGAGCTCGTCAAGGCCGTGTCCGTCTTCCAGACGGACGTGCACCGCGACGCGCGGGTGAAGATCGAGCAGCTGCGGGCGCAGATCGCGCACCTCGAGGCGGAGCTGGGCAAGAAGTCGAAGGGAGGGCGCCGCGGATGAGCGAACCTGCCTCGCCCCCCACGGCCAAGCGCCTGCTGATCGACACGCTCGACGGCGAGTCGCTCGCCCTGCGGCTGCTGCGGCTGCTGGAGTACGCGGATGACAACCCGGCGGGCGCCTCGCGCGTCGACCTGGAGAAGGTCCGCGCGTTCCCGCAGCGCAAGTACTCGGAGCGCGAGGGCGCCTGGCTCGTGCCGCTGACGGACCCGAACGTGGAGTACCTGACGAACAACTGGGAGCCCGCGACGTGGGAGTTGACCGACGCGGCGCGGGTGATGCTGGACTACCACCTGAAGACCCGCGCGGTGGCGGACGTGAAGCTCCAGGAGCGGCTCGCCTACCTGCAGGACCAGGCGGTCGTGGAGCCGGAGGGATACCTCTACGCAACCCAGCCGCACGGGCACCAGACCATCGCGTTCAGCTCGGCGCGGACCGCGGAGTACTTCGCGCTGCTCATGGAGATGGGCACCGGCAAGTCGAAGGTCGTGGTCGACGTGATCTGCGACCGCGCCCGTCGGGCCCGCGTGGAGTGGGAGCGGGGCGGCCGGAACGGCCCGGCTCCGCAGCTGCGCGCGCTCGTCGTGGCGCCGAAGACGGTGACCCACAACTGGCTGCTCGAACTGCAGAAGCACGCGACGGTGGATTTGGCCGTGGACCGGCTGCGGGGCGGCAAGCTCCGACGGGTACAGGCCCTGGTCGGGCTGCTGCGTGAACGCGAGGCGCCGGCGATCGTGGCCGTGACCAACTACGAGGGGCTCGAGGCCATCGAGGAGGCGCTCAACAAGGTGCAGTGGGACCTGATGGTCTGCGACGAGTCGATCTGGATCAAGAACCCAGAGACCCGGCGGGCCCGCGCCGCGTACCGGCTGGCGGAGTGCGCCAGGTCGCGGTTCATCCTGACCGGCCTGCCGATTACCAAGAACATCCTCGACCTGTACGGGCAGTTTCACTTCCTGAAGCCGGGCTCGCTCGGGTTCACCTCGTTCTACGCCTACCAGAACTACTACGGGGAGAAGAACCACTGGGGCGGCTTTGCCTCGTGGAAGCGCGACAAGCTGCCGGAGCTGCAGGAGCGGCTCGCCCGCTTCTCCTTCGTGATCCGGCGGAGCCAGTGCCTCGACCTGCCGGCGAAGATGTACCAGACGCTAGAGATCGAGATGGCCGACGACCAGCGCGCGGCCTACGAGCAGATGCTCGAGGACATGATCGTGGACCTCGACCAGCTGGACCGGCCGGCCGCCGCCGAGGCCGTCGACGACGGCGACGAGGCCAACGCGGCCGTGGCGGACCTGTTCGATCAGGCGGCGGGCGCGGGCGCCGTGGGCAACCAGCGGTTCGCGACGGCGCGGATCATCCTGGTGAAGTTGCTGCGGCTCGCGCAGATCACGTCGGGCTTCGTCAAGAAGGTCGACGGCACGATCCACCGCTTCTCGAGCAACCCGAAGGTCGAGGCGTTGGAGGAGCTCCTGGAGGAGCTCGGGCCGGAGGACAAGGTCATCGTGTGGTCGCGGTTCGTGGAGGACATCCGCCTGGTGTCCGAGCGCCTGGCGAAGTACGGGGTTGCGCCGTTCTACGGCGGGCTCAGCGACGCGGCCCGCGAGCGCAACCTAGAGCGGTTCAAGACGGACCCGCGCTGTCGCGTGTTCGTCGGGCAGCCGCAGTCCGGCGGGTTCGGCATCAACCTCACGGAGGCCAACCACTGCGTGTACTTCAGCAACGACTTCTCGCTGCAGACGCGGTCGCAGTCGGAGGACCGCTGCCACCGCATCGGGCAGACCCGGAACGTGCTATACACGGACCTGGTGGTGCCGACCTCGATCGACTCGTTGATCTTGGAGCGGCTCAAGACGAAGCGCGACCTGGCGGACCTGTTGACCGACCGCAAGAAGATCGCGGACGCCCTGCGGGCTCAGCTGGCCGCGGTGCGCCGCGACGACAAGTAGTAGGCGCTGTGTTTGTGCGAACTCACGGGTGCCCGCTGCATTGGGCCGCGGGACCTCAGGATAATAGGGAAGGAGCGAAGCCATGCCCACCGTCACCGTCCAAGCGCCGCCGAAGAAGGCGGCGGTGAAGTCCAGGTCCGCCGCGCGTCGGGTCGCGGTCCAGAAGGCCGTGAAGAAGGCCAAGCCACCGACGAAGCTGCAGCGCGTCCGCCGCGCGGCCCGCGCCCGGCTGCAGGCGACGCGCGCGAGGTACCAGCAGAAGCTGCGACAGCTTAAGCTGAAGCTGGAGCTACGCGCCGACGTGCGAATGCAGAACCTGCGGGCCCGGCTGGAGAATCGGCGCCTGCGCCAAGTCCTAAAGATCAACCGGCGCACCCTGCGGCGGGTTAAGCAGCTGATGCGGGCGATCGGCCGGGTGGAGCGCGACGCGCGGGCGGCCAGCCCGGTGATCGTGGCGGTCACCCCGCTGTCCAAGCCCACCGCGTAGCCCGGGAACCGGGAACGCCGCCGATTAATAGGCGTGACGGCCCGGAGAGACGGGCGTAATAAAAATTGCCATGTTCTCATTACAGGCGGGAGGCTACCGTGGACGCCGACTTGATGCCGTTAGACCCGGGCTGCCGCATGGTCGCGAAGTTCTACGCGTCGCTCGACAACTGCATAGACGACCCCGACGTGGACTTCGCGGAGCGAGTGTCGGCTTTTGGGCGTGAGCACCCGCGCCGCTGCCGGCGCTGTAGGCGCCGTGCCGAGCTGGCTCTTCGTCTGGAGACGGCCCGCGGCGAGGTGGCCCAGCTGTCCGAGGAGATGGCGCGCCGCACGCTCGACGCGCTCTTGATCGATGAAGATGAAGCGCCGTAAATTTAGCGCGTGGGTGAACTTTCTTGTAATACCGTCCGCGCGCGAGGCGTCAAATTAACGCACTAGAAGGGAGGCGCGATGTTGACCCCAGCCTTGAAGATTGGCGAGACCGTGCTGCGCGACGCGGCGGAGCTGCGCGCCTTGAAGGGCCACCTCGACGCGGCACGGGCCTGTGAGATCGCGGCCGACGTGCTGTTTGCCGTGCGCGCGCTGAACGACAGCAAGAACGGGCAGTACCTCCTCGCGCTGCTTCAGGAGCACGTCTACGACTGCGAGCGCGCGGGCGCGGTGGAGCTGCTACCTATATGGCGGGCACTCCTACTTCAAATGAAACGCTTCGTGGTGTGTCGAAACATCGAAGTGTCCCCCTCTCATCTCGAGGAGCCTGGACCCCTGAAGGGGTCCAGCTCCTCCCTTACCAAGGGAGGCGGCGATGCGTGACGACGAGCTCCGGCCGGGTGACTGGGTCCTGCAGGTCAAGGACGCGGCGATGTCTTGGCAGGACCGGGAGCTGGCGAGCTACGCGAACGCGCCAGCCCTGGTGAGCCCGTACTTCAGCCGCGCGGTGCGCCTGATCGAGCTCACCACGGATTACGCGGTGGTGTTTGACCCGTGGGACCTGACCCCGAAGGTCCTAGCCCTGGCCGATTACTCCGGCTGGCGGCTGGCCTCGTCGGCGGTGGTCTCGGCGTCGGTGACCACCTGGCTGCGCCGCCTGTACAACGGCTTCGTCAGCCACGAGCGCGTGCGGGTTAACCTCCTAAAGCTGGACGAGATCGTGCGGCGCCTCGTCGCCGGCCGCGCGGACTGGGACGAGGTTAACCGGTGGCCGGAGGCGGAGGCGGCGCGGTCAATCGAGCTGGGAAATTTAAGCGCGGGCTTCGATGTGATGGCCTCGCCGGATGAGCCGGAGCCGCGCCAATGAACCACCTCTACCTCCTGGCCTACCTTGCCGGCGTATGGCTGTGCGCCATCGGCCACGTCCTGGCGTTCTCCCAGGATCCCATGGACTGGGGCGCTCGCGACGCGCAGAAAGCGACCGCACGCTGCTTGGCGTGGCCGCTGCTCGTCGTGGGCTTCGTAGCGGCGGGGTTCTCGCACCTGATCAACGACGCGTTCTCCCCGAGGAGAAAGGCAGGTAAGTGATGGCCAAGCCCGTGGCGAACTACTGCTCGCATTGCCACCGTCCGGCCGCGGCCCCGTCGCACGCGGGCTGCGTACGCCGGCATCACCGCCGGCTGAAGACCGGCCGTCAACGGCAAGCTCAGGTGCTGGAAGCAACTCCCGGTACCCTTCCGCCCACGCGCACGCTGGTACAGATGCCTAAGCACATCATCGAGTTCCAGCTGCCGGATGAGCGCGAGGAGCTGAAGTTGGCTCAGTCCGGACCGCTATTTCATCTAGCGTTGCTGGACTTTTATGAGTGGCTGCGTAGCAGCTTGAAGCACGATGATACCCTAACGGGTGAACGGCGCGCCGAGCGACAGCTGGTGCGTGAGCGCTTCCTGCAGATCCTGCAGGAGAACGAGGTTGATCCGTGGTAGACTCTGAGAATGACCTCCTGCATGAGCTGCACGACCACTTTCTCGACCAGTGGCCGATGGCCGTGTGGCGCAAGCTGCACGGCGATCGGTTCCAGGCGGGCGTGCCGGACTTGGTCGTCGCGCTGGAGCGCAGCGCCGCGCTGGTCGAGGCCAAGTGGATCAGGTCTCAGGTGGACGCCGAACGCCCGCTGGCCGAGCTCGTGACGAAGACCCTGACTGGGATCCAGTGGGCCGAGCTCTCGCTGCTCGCGGCCATCGACGGCCCGCTGCGGGCGCGCTACCTGGTGGGCACGACGGTCGAGTCGGACGATCTGCCGGGCGGCGCCGCGACGCTCGCGGTGGGGATCGACCTGGCGCACCTGTCGCGGCTGGGCCAGCTGTCACTAACCGACGTGGCCGGGCGGGCGCTCCTGCTGAGACGGCCCGACAACCCGATGACGCTGATGCACTGGCCGCTGCAGTTCCACATCCGCTGCCGCGGCGAGCGGTGGCACGCCGGGCACGTGGTCCTGGGGGTAGAGACGTGGGGCCGCGTGGACGCGGCAAAGCTGGAGGACTGATGTACTGCGACATCTGCCGCGGGTGGAGCTCCGTGCCCGGTTTCGGCTACTCGACGATGCTGCCGGGCGGCGAATTTTCAGAGCGCGTCTGGGCGTGCTCGCTGCTGTGCGGGGCCGTGGCTCAACTGCGGCTGGAGGTTCAGCGTCTCAACGCGGAGCTGGGCGCCCTGCGAAACAACGATAAAAGGGAGGCGGTATGAGGAAGCACCGTGGGCTGGTCCTGCTGTATTCGACGCTGCTGCTCGGCGGCGCCGTAGCCGGCGCGCTGCTGCGCGCGGTCGTCGTAGGCCTCGGAGCCTGATGTGAAGCCCAAGCGCGAGTGCCCGGACTCCGCCGAGTGTTTCCGGCGCATGGATTCGGATGGAGTCGCTTCCGCGCTCAAGGCTGTGAGGGACGGGATCGCGGACGCGCTCGGGATCGACGACGGCAATTCGCGTATCACGTGGATCTATGGGCAGGAGCGCGGGGAATATTCCGTGCGCGTTGAAATCGAAAGCGAAGGAGGCCAGCGATGAAACTCGTGCGAGGCGAGGGCAGCCCGGAGACGGGCGCGTGCTGGATGTCGGCGGTGAGTTACTACATGGGTACGCGCTGGACGGATCACCCGGACTGCGTGGACCCGGTGATTCGTCACTTGTGTATCCGGTTCAACGACATGTGCGACGACGGCGAGCGGGAGGCCCTTATCGGACCGCATCTGTTCACGCCGATCGGGACGAATCTCGGCGCCGAGATGTCACTCAAGCGGGCCTACGTGTGCGCGGATCGGGCCGTGCGGCGGTTTGCTGTGAGCGCCCTTGAGCGGGCAGGTCTATCCGGCGAGGCTCAAAAACTGCGCACCCTGCCCGCCATCGCGGACAAGGGGACTGCGGCGGCGGCGGAGGCGGCGGAGGAGGCGGCGCGGGCGGCGGAGGCGGTGCGGGCGGCGCGGGCGGCGTGGGCGGCGCGGGCCGTCGGGCGCGGGCGGCGGAGGCGGTGCGGGCGGCGCGGGCGGCGTGGGCGGCGCGGGCGGCGGAGGCGGCGCGGCCGGCGGCGTGGGCGGCGGAGACGGCCACGAACGACAAGCGCGAGATCCTCCAGCTTATCCTCGACCTGTGCGCGATGGGCCGCAAGCCGGTGAAGGCGTGCCGGACGCAGGATGAGGTCCTGGCGTGCTTGGAGACGGGGAACTTCGAGGAGGGAGGCAAGCGATGAGCGATTCTCATAACCCAATCGACCACGAATGCGGGGCCTTCGGAAATCACGACTCTGACCCAGATCATTGCATATTGTGTTGCCGGTTCATACGCGACAAGCTCCTCTCGGACAAGCGGGAACTGGTGGAGGCGATGCAAGCTCTCGGTTTCATCGGAGAAGGTTATTGTTTCTGCCGGACCGCCGACCAAGTTGGATTGGGCCATACGGGAGAATGTCGAGTCGCCCGCGCCCTGATCGAGAAGCTCGGAGGTGGAAGATGAGCAACGAGGAATTCGTTAAAATCCTCCTCATGGAACATGCGTGCCTCATACAGCGGGACCGGCAGCAAGGAGACGCGCTGTTCTATGCGGCAGATACGATAGTCAAACTACGCGCAGAAGTTGAGCGGATGTTCGCGGACAAGCGGGAACTGATGGAGGGGTTGATGGAGATCACCAAGGGCAAAGGCAGATTTAGCCGTGATCCGTTTGAGCATGCGGCCAACACCATCGAAGACATGAAAGGACTGGCCCGCGCCCTGATCGAGAAGCACGGAGGAAGTTCTAAGTGAAACGCTACTACGCGATTGCGTGCCGGGATGGGGAGCTGCATGAATATCTATTCTTAGGCCGTGAGAGGGTCAGTATGTTTTTGTGGCGAAGCGGATTTAAGGTGTGTTTCCGTCATGACTCTTGCCCCCACCGCATCGTCAAGATGGTCCCGGCCAAGCCCAAGCCGGTCAAGCGGAAAAGGAAGGCGGGGAGATGAGCAAACTTCGATGCAAATACTGTCGGAAGTCTACGAACCTGGGGGATTGCGTCGTTGATCCCGGAACTTCGCATTGCCAAGATTGTTGCGATGACCTCCATGAAGCTTACTGGACTGAATCTAAGCCCGCCAAGGCGAAGGCGAAGAGGAGGGTATCGAAATGAGCAGATCGGGATATAGCGACGACTACGACACATGGGATTGGATCCGATGGAGAGACGCGATAGCTTCAGCCATCCGGGGCAAGCGGGGTCAGAGATTGCTTCTGGAATTGGAAGCCGCACTTCTGGCGCTTCCCGAAAAGAATCTCTGCGCTTACGACTTTGCGAATCCTTCGACCGGACAAGTTTGCGCTCTCGGCGCTGTAGCCCTCAAACGTCGAGTCGATAAAGGCGCTTCGATAGCCGGCGCCTTGAGGGAAATCGCAGAAAAATTTCCAGAAGATGCGGAAGCCGAAGTTATTGCTGACGAAATAGGCGTAGCCGACGCGATGGTCAAGGAGATTACCTGGGTCAATGACGAGGATTTAGAGGACGCCACTCCCGAGCGTCGGTATCAGGGGATTCTCGAGTGGGTGCGGTCCAACATCGAGGCGAACAGGAGGGGCAAGCGATGACTGTAGGCGAACTCATCAAAGGTGTGGTCGTTTTTGGAGGTTTTCCCATATGAAGAAGCTGACGAAAGCAAGGCCGCTCAAGCTGTGGGCTCGGATTGTCCGAGGGCGAATCCTTCCTGGCAGCATGGGTCGGCGGAGCTGGGCGAGGCTATTCGGTGCGTTGCAGGGTGGGCGCGTGGCGCGGGTTGAAGTGCGAGAGATTCTGGGGTCGCGATGAAGAAAATGAGCGATACCCCCGCCTGCATCCGCCCCGAGGGGCATTGCTGGCATGTCTCGATAACCCAACACGCAATCATGAACCACCAGGACGAGCTTTGCTGCTGGTGCGCGGCGGACCGATGTCTGACGCTGAACGGTCCACCTCCACCGGAAGGCCACGGGCCGTGGCGTAACGATTCATCCATGTGGCCGGAGGCGAAATGAGAGACGACCGAATGGATGAACTAAAGAACGCTCTTGGGCGTAACACGGTTTCTGTCCCGTCCGGCGAAGAATTGAACGAGGCCGGAATCAAATGGGCGAGTTACTCTCTTAGAACGTTCACGGATGAGCCCCTACAGAAAGCCCTGAAGATCAGCGAGGCTATCGCAAATTTTACGTCCTGGCTAAATGAGGAGGCGAAATGAGCACGGATGCTGAACTGCGGGCGCTGGTCGTCGAGGCCATGTTCAAGAGTCTCGACGAGAAGAAGCGCGAGGCGTTGATCAAGGGTGCGCTCGAGAACTTGATAGCGCCTACGCAGGGGTCGGGGTACAACTACGACCGGAGGAGCGCCCTTGAAGTGGCCTACGACAGCGCGGTGCAGGGCGTCGCCCGCGAGGAAGTCGAAAAGCATTTCAGGGAGAACGGTAAAATCCGTGAGATGATCCAGGGGCTCGTCATCAAAGGCTTTGAGAAGATTGTCGGAAATGAGACAGCGTACAGCGAGTTGGTGGACAGCATCGCCCGGTCCATCGGCCATGCGTTCCGGTACAAGGAGTAGTGGCCGGTTAATTATTTTGAATTGAGCTGTTCTGTGAGCGTCGATCCTAAAATTGTGGACTGGGTGACTGGCTTTGTCGGTGCGTCCGCCGGCGAATCGCCCGCGCGGCTGCGGTACTTCTACCGCGGGCTGGACGCCGACGGGTGGGTGGTGGAGCTGGCCCGCGCACGTCTGCGGATCGAGATGCGGTCGCCGCTGTCCCACGCGGCGTGGGCCGAGGTGCTGGGCTTCGAGGGCGCGCGGGCGGCCCGCTCATACCGCGCCGCGGTGTACCGACCCGGCTTCGCGCGGGCGATGCTGGTGGACCTGGCGCGCGATGCGCTAAAGCGCAGCGGGCCCCACGCGCTGCGCGAGACGATGCGGTCGCCCGCGCGCCGGCGGTGGGACGCGGCCCGCGCCGGGGAGCTCAAGCTGGCCGCGAGACGGCTGGGGCGGCACCCATCGGCGGTTCCCGCGGTGGGGCCGTTCGGCCAGCGCCTGGAGCTAGACCGTCTGGAACTGGGCCTGTCGATCAAGGAGTGGGCGAGCAAGTTGGGCGTGGCGCCGAACACCTACCGCAAGTACCTGGCGCTGGAGCTGGGCCGGCTGAACCCCAAGGTCGACCGCGTGCTCGCGGAGCTGGCCGACCTGGCGGCGAGTTTCCTGCAGTCGCTCAAGCTCGACGTAGCCCGGCGGGCGGAGCTGCAGCGCGCGGCGACCGTTGAAGAAGTGGAGGCCGCCGTCCTCGCGGTGGACTACGCCTACCAGATGGCGTTAACCGCGGATCCGGCCGGGTTCGCGGTGCTCGAGCCGGTAAAGTTAGACGGCCCACAATTTTTTCGTAACGCCGACGGGTCCGGCCGCGTCCTATCTTTAAGTGACGAGGACGACGATGATCCCACTGCAGGGTAAGCTGTCCGCCGCGCTCGAGGCGCAGCGCCAGGCGTTCACGATCGCGACCGACGCGCTGATCGAGTTGGACCAACGGATCCAGAAGACGCTCGTGGGCGACGTGACGCCGCTCGAGGCGGGGTACCACGAGGCCTGGCTGCGCCAGGTCACCGCCCTCCTGGAGGAGTTGCAGCAACGCTTCTCCATCGTGCAGCGCTACAGCCAGCAGCGGTTGATCGCCCTGGCGGTGGGCCAGGAGGCCTACGAGATCGAGGTGCCGGAGCTAAAGCAAAAGTTTACGCTGGACGCGGACCTGCTGCCGTCGCCGCCCGCGCGCGGGACGCCGGAGTACCAGGCGCTCGTGGCCTGGCTGAAGGAGCGCGTGGCCGGCGTGGTGGTCGAGGACCTGAAGTGGTCCCCGCTCAAGACGCTGTGTGAGGAGCTCACGGCGCGAGGCGAGCCGCTGCCGCCCGGCGTCAAGGTGTCCCCCAAAATGAAGGTTAAGGTTACACCGTTGTCTGAGTCATAGGAGGAGAAGCTCATGGAGAAGATCAAGGCGAAGGCCGCGGTCAACGCGGCGATCCCGGGTCCCGCGGGCGCGGTGCCGAAGGCCGCCTCGGAGGAGTTGGCCAAGGCAGGCGCGATGATCGCGCGGCCGGCCGACCTGCCCGCGTACGTCGACGTCTCGGCGGCCGACGGGCTGGAGAACGCGGGTGACGCGGGCCTGCAGCTGCCACTGTTGCTGCTGGCGCAGCCGCTGACGCCGCAGGTTGTCGATGGCAAGCTGAAGCCCGGTGACGTGGTGCTGAACTCCGACGCGGAGACGGCGCTGATCCACGCGGGCGGGTCGCTGAACTTCGTCCCGTTCTACCACTTCAACGAGTGGATCCAGTGGGCACCCCGCGAGACGGGCGAGGGCATCCTGGCCCGATCGAAGGACCCTCGCGGCGAGCTGGCAAAGCTGGCGGCACGCCAGCTGCAGGACCTGCGCGAGAAGCGCGAGGGCAACTCCGACGAGCCGCGCGTGACGAAATACCACGTGTTCTTCGTGTTGTTGGATGGGCAGCTGGCGCCGGTGGCGATCACGATGTCCCGCACGAAGTTCAAGAAGGGCCAACAGCTGCTCGCGCTGGCGCTGCGGCGCGGCCCGAAGATCCCGCTCTACGCCGGGAAGTACCAGCTGACCTCGGTGCTGGAGAAGAACAAAAAGGGCCAGTCGTATTTCAACTACGACTTCAAGGCCAACGGGTGGGCGACCGAGGCCGAGTACGTCGTCGTCAAGCAGGCGTACGCTCACGCCAAGGAGGCCTTCGAGGCGACGACCTTGCGGTACGAATCGGACGAGCCCGTCGCCGAAGCGGACGACGTTGGGACGGCCCCGCCGACGGCCGGCGAGAGCTTCTAACGAAGTCATAACCCCATCTCCAGATGGGCGAGCCGCCGAGTTAATCGACGGCTCGCCCTTTACCCCGCGAGGTCGTTCAGCTTGGTATATGATAGGCGACCGACCTAGATCTGTCTACCGATAAGGCCAAGCTTCGTAGACGTTCGGTCACGACCTCGCAGGGTAAAGATTTGAACGATTCTAAGGACGTCTTAAAGCGTCTCGACGGGCTGGCTGCGATGCGGGAGCTCCTGGTGGACTTCCCGGAGCCCGACGCGCGCGGCGAGGCGAAGATCCAGTGCCCATTCCACGACGACCGCACGCCGTCGTGCTCGGTCAACGTCCGGAATAAGCTTTTCAAGTGCTTCGGCTGCGGCAAGGAGGGGTCCGTCATTGACCTGTGGGCCCAGGTCACCGGGCAGCCGCGGCACGCCGTGGTGACCCTGCTCGCGCGTACGATCGGCGTGACGCCGGATTATGCGGTCAATCCACGCATCGTCGAAGAATATTACGGCGCGCTGCGTCTATCGGCGGAGCTCCTGGAGCTCTTAGAAAAGAGCAAGGGGCTCTCTGGCGAGTCGGTGGACAAGTTTCGTCTCGGGTGGGACGCGAAGGCTCGCCGCCTGACCATTCCGATCAAAGACGAAGCCGGGTTGTTCGTCAACATCCGATCGTACGATCTATTAAAGATTCACCCACCGGCAAAGAAGTACACCAGCCTCGCCCGCCACGGGCAGATTCGGCTCGTGCCGCACGAAGCTTTGCAGGGCAGCGAGGAGATTGTCGTCGCGGAGGGTGAGCTCAAGATGATTGGCCTGCGCCAACGCGGCTTCAACGCCGTCACCGCGACCGGCGGCTCGCGCAACTGGCGTGACGAGTGGTCGCCGTTGTTTCGCGGCAAGCGCGTCGTGATTGCCTATGACGTAGACCAGGCCGGGGCGGACGGCGCTAAGCGGTTGGCGAACCGCTTAGTTGACCTGGCCGCGGAGGTGCGCGTCGTCCAGTTGCCGCTCGACTTGCAGCGGCACCCGCACGGCGACGTGCTGGACTATTTCGTCCAAGGCGGCTACGGCCCGCAGGACTTTCGCAACCTGATCGTAGGGACGCCGCAGTTTCAAAAAGATAAGCCGTTTGAGCTGCCCGACGACGCTAACGTCTATGACGTGGACCTGAGCAGCGCGTCGAAGGCGCAGTACTATCAAAAGCGCGTAAAGGTCCCCGTCATCGTCAGCGCGAAGAATACCTCGCCGTACATCGCGCCGCGCACGGTAAAGGTCAACTGCCCGAAGAACATGGAGATGTGCGCCGTGTGTCCGGTGTTCCTGAACCAAGCGGGCGACGCGGCGTGGGAGTTTGAGGCCGATGAGGCCGAGCTCCTGGAGTTCATCAATGTGACGACTTCGGCTCAAGATCGCGCGATTCGCGAGAAGATCGGCATCCCGACCGGCTGTGACGTGTCGGACCTGCTGATCGCGGACCAGCACAACATCGAGGAGGTGCGGCTCGTACCGCAATTCTCCACGACCAACCTGACGCCGGCGTCGTCGGAGAATGCGGTTGTGCGGGCCTTTCACGTCGGGCACGGCATCGAGACGAACGCGACCTACGAGATCACGGCGCGATCGGTCGTGGACCCCGCCACGCAGGTGGCGACCTTGTTGGCGTACGAGGCCAAACCCAACGTGGACAACCTGTCCAGTTTTAAGCCCTCGACCGAGGAACTCAATGAGCTGCTGCTGTTCCAGCCGACCAACGATGACTGGTCTTCAGCGGGTGTGCAGGGTAAACTGGACGAGATTTACTCCGACCTCGAGGCGAACGTGACCCGCATTTACCAGCGGCGCCAGCTACACGCGCTCATGGACCTGGTGTGGCACTCGGCGCTGTTCGTTACGTTCAACGGCGAGCCGATCAAGGGCTGGGTGGACGCGCTGGTAATCGGTGACTCGGGCCAAGGCAAGACCGAGACGGCGTCACGCTTGTTGAAACACTACGGCGTCGGCGAGCGCGTCGACATGAAGGGCGCGTCAACCGCTGGGTTGAAGGGCGGCGTGCAGGAGACGCAAGGCCGCTGGTTCGTAACGTGGGGAGCCATCCCGCTCAACGACCGCCGCTTGGTGATCCTGGAGGAGGTCAAGGGTTGCCCGCCGGAGGTGCTGCAGTCGCTCACGGACATGCGGTCCAGCGGGCGCGCCGAGCTGACGAAGATCGAGCGGCGTAGCACGTTCGCTCGCACCCGGCTGCTGTGGATCTCGAACCCGCGATCCGACCGCAGGATCGAGACGTACAGCTTTGGCGCGGAGGCGATCAAGGAGCTGCTGGGTTCCCTGGAGGACGTCCGCCGGTTTGACGCCGCGTTGGTCGTGGCCTCCAACGAGGTAGACGCGGCGGTCATCACCCAACAGGTGCAGCGCGAGCCCGTGCCGCATAGATTTACATCTGAGCTGTGCCGGCGCCTAATCCTCTGGGTCTGGTCGCGGCGGCCGGAAGACGTGGTCCTGGAGCCCGCCGCCACGCAAGCCTGCCTCGACCTGGCGGTGGAGCAGGGCCAGCGCTACTCCTCGGCGATCCCGCTCGTGGAGCCCGCCGACCACCGGTTGAAGCTCGCCCGCCTGGCGGCCGCCATTGCGGCCCGCACGTTCTCGTGCGATGAGTACGGGGAGCGGCTGGTGGTCCGCGAGGGCCACGTGCGCTGGGCCGCGGAATTTCTAAACACAATCTACTCGTCTCGATTCATGGGGTACGCGGACTATTCGGACGTTAAGCGATCGGACGCCGCCGTGACCGACGTCGCCTCCATCAAGGCCGCCTTGATGGCGCTCCCGTACCCGATGGAGACGATCAAGGGATTAATGCGCTCTGGGGAGATCCGTCCATCGGACATCGGCGACTGGGGTGGCGTGGGCAAGGACCAGGCGCGGGATCTGCTGTCCCTGCTCGTGCGCAGCAATGCGCTCCGCCGGCAGCAGAACTCCTACTACAAGACGGGCGCGTTCATCGAGCTGTTGAAGCGGTTTCAAAGTCTAGAGTTCGCCGGCAACCAAGCGAGAACGGGAGGGCCAGATGAATTCTGATCTAGACGCCATTGAGCGAGAGCTGATGCGTGAGGTTCGAGCGCAACAAAAGGCACTCGAGGAGAAACGCCAAACACAACGGGCGCGCGATAAAGAGGAGATTCAGCTCCCGCCACCTGCACCGTGGGACGGCTTTACCTTGGAGCCGGTGCACCACTACTACCGTCAGCTACAGCGTATGCCACGCCTGGTGTTAGAGGCGCGATTTCGCCAAGACCTGGGGCAAGAGCCGCCGTTTCGCGCGCGCCGCGACTGGATGATCGAGGCGATGGGGCGGCAGTACCAGCGTGAACACTACCGGCGCAGCGGACGAGCGGTGCCCGAGTCGGTGCGGAAGAACGACTCACGCTTCGCCATGATGGGCCCGCGTCTCCTGGCGGTCGACGAGGTTGACGACGAGCCCGACAAGGACTCCACGTCGCTCAAGAAGGCGCGGGTGTCGGCGCGGATCGAGAATCCCTTCGAGCGGGGCGTCGCTTGGATGGCCTTCCAGATGATTATACTCGCCGGGCCCGACGGCGTGGAGTACGACGAGTTTAAGCGTCAGTTGATCCACGCCGCGCAGCTGAGCGTGATGAAGGCGGAGGCGTATGCCCAGAAGGTCTTCGCCAAGTGGGTGGAGGCGGGGTGGGTGGAGATCCGATTTAAGGGGTGAGGCCATGTCGTGCGATTGCCACGAGTGTCAGCGGTTCAGAGAACAGCCTATCGAGAAATACAAGGCTCAATTTAGGGAGCCGGCGGCGGAACCTGTGAAGGATAACAACCCTGTGGACTACCCGTCCCACTACGCAGCCGGCAAGATCGAGATTATCGACTTCATCGAGGATCAGAAGCTGCCGTTCCACCTGGGTAACGTGGTGAAGTACGTGGCGCGCAGCCCACACAGGGGCCATCCGCTAGAGGATCTTAAGAAGGCGCGCTGGTACCTGGATCGGTTCATCGCCAACTTAGAGAAAGGCCAGCCGTGAAGATTGCCTGGTGGATGTACGGCAACACCGACGACTCGGTGTTTACTCGCAACGCGCCAAAACTTGCGTTGTCGGTGCTCGATGAGCTGCGCCGGCGCGGCCACGAGATCGTATTGAATGGCATCGCGCGGCCACCCGACGGGTCAAACGTCGACACGTTCGACTATCAGGACACGGGGCGGTACGCGAGCGCCTGGAACGGCGAAGGCCTCTGGCTGCACCGTGTGATCCTGGACCTCATCAAGGAGACGCGGGGCTGCGATCCGCAGAACCGGGCGCAGCGTCGGCTGAAGGCCTGGCTGGAGTCCAGCGAGTTCAAGCCGCTGGAGGCCGACGTTCAGTGCCTCAAGATCAACCCGTGCGTCTCGCTCGCGGCCAAGCTGGAGGTCACGGCGGTCATCTTGCGCGCGGTAGTCAGCGGCGTGCCGGTGATCTTGTTTGACCAAGACCTGGGCGCGAACGGGCTCCTGCCCTGCCTCGACGACATGTTCCGTCTCACCGGCGCCATCCGTGACGCGACGCGGGCCGATTTCGTGAGCTACTTTTATCTGTTCACGCCGTACCTGGCGCGCCTGTGGGCCGGGCACCAGTACGTCTCGCTGCCGCCGTACCAGACGCCGCCGGACCGCGCGATCGACACCTCACGCGTGGAGTACGACTTCGGCTACGTCGGCAACGACTACGAGCGCGACCAGTTCCTGGCGGAATTCTACAAGCGCGAGCACGCCAACGGCGCGACGGTCCGCAACGCCGTGTGGGGTCGGTGGGACCTGGAGCGGCACGCGCACCTGTTGGACTCCGTCGGCGCGGAGGCGTTCCTGGGACCCGTGCCACCCCGCGACATCTTGAGCTCGTACCAACGCTGCTGGGCGTCCATCGTCATCACGCACCGAAAATTCTACCCCGCCAAGCTCATCGCATTTCGCTGGTGCGAGGTAGCGGAGGCAGGCCGGCTGATGTTCGTCGACGCGCGGCTGCGCAACGACCTGGAGCTCGTCGACGAGAAGTATTACGTGGAGGCGCCCGAGCCGGCGCGACAATTAATCCAGCGCTGTCGGTATGGCGCTGAATATATCGAGCGTGTGTGGCTGCAACGCGAGCAGCTCGCCGGCCATCATTTACTCAAACCGAGCCGCGTGCCGGACTCCATTGAGGCGGTGGTGACGAAAGATGACTTTAACTGGCAAGCGCCCGAACTTGGTCGACGTCATGTGTTTGATTGGAGAGAATTGCTATGAGCCCAGGATCTAACTCGCACGATCCATCGCTGCGTGAAGCGCAGGCGGCGGTTAAAACCTTTCATGAGAAGCACGGCTTCGTGGTCGACCTGTTGAAGTCCGGATGCAGTACGAAGGCCTGCCATCTTCCGCAAGGTTACGAGGCCTGGCTCCACGAGTGGTGGAAGACCGGCGTCGAGCGCGCCCACATGGTGATTTCTGAGTCCGGCGAGCTCATGGAGGCGTGGCACCAGCTGGACGTGGTGAAGATCGCCGACGCGCTCGGCGACCTGCTGTACGTCGTACTCGGCTCGGCCGTCGCGGCCGGCATCGACCTGGCGCCGATCTTCGCAGAGATCCAACGCAGCAACATGACGAAGACGGCGAACCAAGAGGCCAAGTCGCCGTTGCATCCCAAGGGCGAAGGTTATGAACCGCCCGACCTGGCCCCGCTGCTGTTGGCGCAGCACATCGACATCGTGGATAAGAGGGTCTCATGACTGCTCGCTTCACCGCGCTCGGCGCGCATTGCTTCATGGGCGGCTTTACTTGCGGCATGGCGGAAAGTCTAGAAGTGCAAGCCCAGCTCGAGGTCTTCACGCTGGGGGAAAAGACCGTAGAGCACAACTTAGGCATCCCGTTCTACCGCGGCGACTTCGAGGCCTGGCCCAGCGTGGCCAGTAAGTTTCACGGCATCGACGTGCTATTCGGCAACCCGCGGTGCACCGGCTTCTCAGCACTGGGGCACGGCTGTTCTGAAGACGCGCACGGCGCCTGGGCCCGGCCGACGGTGGACATCCGCCAATTCGCGGAGCTCGCCTCCTGGCTGAAGCCTAGCATATGGGCGTTTGAGTCGGTGCAGCAGGCGGGCACGACCGGGCGCCCGCTGATCGAGTGGCTACACCACACCCACGGGGCCGGGTACACCCTGTACGAGTTGTACCACAACGCGAACATGTTCGGCAACTCGCAGTGGCGGCCCCGCGTGATTTTCATGTGGGTCGACCAACGGCTTCAACCGCCGCTTACCACGGTCACGAATGAGCTGCGACATCGCGGCCCGCACGTCTTAGTGCACGACGTCTTATACGGCCAGGACAACGGCGCGCTGTGGAATTGTCCGGCGCTGCCCGTCTTCGATCTATCTACCCTAAACGATCTGGAAGGCGTGGTCAAAAATTCGCCGACGAATTATATCAACCACCATTACTGGTGGAAGACGACGCCCGCTTCGCGGGCGTACTTTGAAGCTGCGTTAAAACTGGCGCCAGGCGAGAACGTGCGCGACCTGCCTTGGGCGGACCTCCCTGAGCGCTTGCAGGCCATCAACCTAGGCTGGCACGTACCGCACCGGCTGCACCCGGATCGGCCGTGCAAGGTAATCTACAGTGGGTCCTGGCATTACTTCCACCCCGATCACCAGCGCCCGCTCTCGGTGCGGGAGATGGCGCGGTGCATGGGCTTGCCGGACGACTGGGTAGTCATCGGCGATGACGGCGCCGCTCAGATCGGCAAGGGCGTCTGCGTGGAAGTCGGGCGGTGGTTCGGCAAACTTTGTAACGAGACGCTGACGACCGGCGTCTCATATAAGGGCGACCAGGAGTTGGTCGAGCTCGTTGGGCCAGCCCACTACGTCGCGCGGCTCGACCGTGTGCCCGGCTGGCGGCCAAAGAAGCCCCGCGCGGAGGTTTATCGTGGATAACGAGTGCGTCGTTAGCGGAGACAGTTTAACTAACGTGTGGCGGCAAGCGCTGCGCCGAGTGTATTGGCACGGAACCGACGTGGCGCCTCGCGGTCAACGGACTAAGGAGATTTTGGCGGCGCAGTTAACGCTCACCGATCCGGTCGCCCGTATCCCGTTGATCCCGTTTCGGCGCTGGTCGCTGGCGTACGCGGCCGGTGAGCTGGCGTGGTACCTGTGCGGGTCCGACAACTTGGAGTACATCAAATACTACGCGCCAAGCTATGGGCAGTTCTCCGATGACGGCGCGCATTTATACGGCGCGTATGGTCCGCGCATCTTTGGTCCGTGCGTTGAGGACCGTGATGAGCTGGGCCAGAGTCAACAAACGTCGCCGTGGTTAAAGTGTCAACGCCTACTTCGTAACGATCCCGACACGCGCCAGGCGGTCATCCCCATCTACGCGCCGACGGACGTAGGCGCTAAGACAAAGGATTATCCCTGCACGCTGGCGCTGCAATTTTTGCTGCGCGACGGCCACTTAAATCTCATTACAACGATGAGATCGAACGACCTGTGGCTGGGCACGCTTTATGACATCTTTTGTTTCACCGCGCTGCAGGAGCTCATGGCTCAGCAGCTCGGCGCGTACGTTGGAGAGTACGTACACCAAGTGGGGTCATTGCACCTGTACGAGCGTAATTGGAGCGCGACCGAGCGGATCTTGGAATACTACTATGGCGAACTTGGCGACAACGTATCTTTAACATCTGAGTCATTCCCGTTAAGGCCGAACGCTGAATTGCAATTACCGTTACGCGCGGCGTGGACGAAGTCGCTGGACGCTAAGACCGCTGAGGCGAGGTTGACAGACCGCATCATTGGCCGCGCGGAACTCAATTCGCTTGAACAACTTGCCGAGACCGCGTGGCTTTGGAAGCGAGTACAACTCGGCGTGGAGACCTCCGAGGCGGCGCGGCGTACGCTAGAAGAGCTGTTGCGCCAGAAACTCGGTGGCGTATTTAACTTTTGCTTTCATTAGGAAAATAATCGTGTTCATCGTCGAGGGCGCCGACTTCGTCGGCAAGACAACCTTCTTAAATCAAGCGCGGACAAAGATCAACCGCGCAAAGTGGCCCCGGTGGTACGGGCGCGACGTTATCAAGATACAGCACTGGGGTCGCTTGCCGGAGAATTTTAACTACGGACAGAGTTACCTAGATGCGGTGACTAAAGGTGGACAGCTGTCAGATCGATTCGCCCTGTCGGAGTTGGCGTACGGCGCCGCGTTTCGTAACGGCGTAAATCCCAAGTTCACGCCGCACCTCCGTCGCCTGGTAGCGCGTGAGCTTAATCGCGCGGGCAGCGTGCAAGTGCTCCTGCGAGCCAACGTAGATTCAATCGCGCGCCGCATGATCGAACGAGGCCGCGATGATATGTGCCAAACCGTGGGACATTACAACGCCATCAATCAATATTACGATGTTGCGTTGAAAGACCTTGCGCTGGGACGGCGGGGCGTGACGTACCTTTCAGAGATTGATACGTCCGATGGCAATGAAGACGCCGTCGCACAAGCGCTCACGTGGTCGCTCGATGTATGGCGCATGCACCTGGATCGGTCTATGACGATCACCGGCTTTGCGCCCCAGAGCTGGGGCTACCTGTGGCCGAAGATTCTTCTAGTTGGAGAGCAGGTAGGCGGCGATATAACCGGCATGCGCCCGTTCGCGGGCTTTAACGGATGCAGTAAAACTCTCAGCGATTTGTTAGACTTCGCCGGCGTGGGCGAGCGCTCGTTGTACCTGGTGAACGCGTACGACAACGACGGCGATGAACTCGATCCGCGCGCGATAATTTGGCTCTCGCCAAAGATCGTAATCGCGCTCGGTGAATCGGCGGCGAAATATCTACACAAGCATAACATCACGCATCACAAGTTTCCGCACCCGCAGTACCTGCGCCGCTTTGAGTCACAGCGACTGCCCGAGTGGGGCGTGCGTCTGCGAGCCCTGGTGGCCGGCGCTTTGATGGAGACCCTATGATCGACCCAAGCTGGGCCAAGCTCGAGTTTAAAAAGAACCTTGTCACGCCCGGGGAATCGCTGCCGAACCTGGTCGGGCAACCGGTCGTGGCGGTCGATATCGAGACAATGCCAGATCAGAAGTCTCGCGAGATCGACGGCGCCGGGCTGAATCCCTGGCACGCCGACCTGCTAGGAATATCCGTCGCGGTGCCGGGCGAGGCATGGTATCTGCCACTACGCCACCGCAGCCCCAGCGACGCGGATAAAAATTTAAACAGCGCGCAGGTGTACCACTGGCTAACGCAGATCACACGATCGGCCAAGTTCATAGTCAACCAAAATTTGAAGTTTGATCTCAAGCACTTGATCGTGAACGGCGCGCTGCAGCCCGGTGACTACGCGGGCGCCCGGCTACTGGACACGATGCTTGCCTCGCAGTTGATCGACGAAAGGGAGCCGACGCACTCACTGAAGCCCATCACCGCGAAGTACCTAAACATGCCGGCCGACGAAGAGGCCGCTAAGGATGCCTACTTGATAGGCCAGAAGAAGGCCCGCCAGGATTGGTCCGTCGTGCCGGTCGACGTCATGGCGCCGTACGGGTGCTCCGATGTGGAGCGCGCGCTGCGCCTGGCCGCGTGGCAGGCGCCAAAGCTGGCCACTGAGGAAGTTGAGGCGGTGTACGCCATGGAGTGCGAGATGCTGCGCGTCCTGGTGGAGAGCGAGCTGCGTGGCGTCCTGGTAGATGTAGACCGGCTTAAAAAAGATCGTCGCGATACGCTTGCGGAGGCCATCGAGCTGGAGGCCGAGCTGGAGAAGTTGATCGGCGTGTCGGTCAACCCGGGCTCCATCGAGGAGCTCGCCGACGCGGTCCAACACAAGCTGGGACTTCCGATCCTGGGGCGCACGAAACCATCGGGCCGACACCCGTATGGGCTGCCACGGTTTGACGACGAGGTGCTGCTACGGTATATCCGGGAATACCCGGACCACCGGCGCGTCTTCTGGAACATCCGCAAGGCGCGGCGGCTGCACCACATCCGCAACTCGTTCATCGAGGCTTACCTAGAATGCGAGATCGATCACGCGATCCACTCGAACTTCAACCAGCTCGGCGCGCGCACGGGCCGCATGTCGTCCGATTCACCCAACCTGCAGCAGGTGCCAGACGAAGAGGAATTTACCCTAGAGATGAACGAGGGCCAAGTCGAGACGTGGCGCGCGCCCGGCGCCCGTCAGTATTTCGTGCCGCGGCCGGGCTATGCGCTGCTGCTGTTCGACGCCAGCCAGATCGAGTACCGGTTCTTTGCGCACTACACCAACTCGCCCCGCCTGATCCAGGCGTACGCAAGCGACGCTACGATGGACATGCACCAGTGGGCGACTGACCTTATGAACGGAATCCTGGGCACCAGCTTGAAGCGCAGCCTCATGAAGTCTGGTAACTTCGGCATTGTGTATGGCATGGGCCAGGATAAGCTGGTGCGGTTCATGTCGGACAACGACGCGGCGGTGGACGAGGCCGCCGCGCGGCGGGTCCTGGAGGCCTACCACCGCGAGGTGCCGGAGCTCGCCGGCCTCCAGGACCGCGTGAGCCGGGCGCTTATGCAGCGCGGCTACGTCAAGACGATCCTGGGCCGCCGGCGCCGCGCGGCCAAGCGGTGGGGCTGGGGCAAGGGCCAAGGCAAGGAAGACCGCGGACTGAAGCCGTACCAGGCACTCAACGCCATCTGCCAGGGCAGTTCGGCGGACTTGTTGAAGTACCAGGCCATTCGAGGGCACGAGGTAGCCAAGCGCTTCGATGGAAGCCTCCTGGTGACGATCCACGACGAGCTTATGTTCGAGGTGCCGGGCGAGGCGGCGCTCGAGGCGGCGCGGGCGCTGCGCCCGGTGCTGGAGACCTTCCTGGACGATGCGGGGCAGCCTCGTATGCGCGTACCCATCTACGTCGACGCGCAGATTGCCCACGCTCGGTGGAGCGAGGCCGAGGACCTGGACCTTGCCGAAGAAAAAGCACAATAAACGGCCGTGCGGATGTCGGCGCGGCCGGTCGCCCGGCTTTTTCGCGCAGTGGTGTGGGCGTCGGGAGCGGTGCGGGTGCTGCGGCCTAGTGGAGGACGTGGTGCGGATCCTTCCGTCATTCCCGTCCACGTGCGCCGACTGCCTGCACCGCGGGTGCCCCGAGGTCGACCAGCGCATGCGCGTCGCGCGCGGGCGCTATCCGTCCAGCCGCTTGGACTTCGTGGAGGGCGAACAACGTGTGCGTGATGCGCGTTAGGTTTGTTGGGGTGGCCGAGGCTGACGAGTACCTGGTGCCGCACCAGGCCATGGGTGCCGCCGAGGCGTTCGTGCAAAACTACGCGGAGCTTCAGTTCAACGGGAGCCCGGTCGTGCTCGACCTGTGGGCGCCAGAGCAACTGCCGGTGCTGCTGAACTCCGCGGCGTTAGCCAGCCTCTCGCTGGAGCGCTGCGACGAGTACCTCAAGAACTTAATCGAGCAATCTAAAAATTCATGAAACAAAGGACAGTCTTGAGTCGTCACATTTATATGCTGTTTATCAGGGTGATCGCGCTCTCGATGGCGCTGCTGACGTCCGCCGCCTGCGGGTCACTGACCGGGCAGCGAGTGACCTTCTTACTGAAGAACGGCCTCGACCGGCCGGTCCGAATCACCGCCTCAGCCGGAGTTTTGAGCCGTACGATCGAGCTGGCGCCCGGCCAATCGGGCGACTACTGGTTCTATTCTGCGCTCATGCCCAGCCACGTCGTGGTGACCGTCCTTGAGCCGAGGCCGCGGGATGAGTAAGTCAAGGCGCAAGTGGACGACGGAAGTGCGCCGAGGCGTCGACGGGGTGTGGCGCACCGCGTGGGGCGTCAACGCCGAATTCTGGCGCTGCCGCCGCGGCTCGATCTTCTGTGGCGGGACGTACAACCAGACCAGCAGCCTGTGCAAGAACTGCGAGTCCGTGGCGAACAAGGACCGCCGCCGGGGCTCTCGGCGGCATGTCGTGAACTTCCGGCGACAGGTGCTCTCCTACTTCGTGTCCGGGCCCAACGCACTCGTCAACCGGCGCACCCGCCTCGGCCGTGAGGTGCTGGTGAACTTCTGCCGTTCGCTCTTCCAGAACAAGAAGCAGATCATGGTCAGTTACCAGCGCCGGGTGTGGGAGCTGGCCACCGGGCGAGAGCTGCCATACCACCTGGTGGTGGTCAACCGGTCTCGTCGGCTATTTCCGCAGTACGAAGACCTGATCGTGGTAGCACGTGGCGCCTCGAAGGACGCCGGCGTGGCGCTCGAGCTCTCCGCTCGAGACCGTATGGCGTCTGATTGACGGAGGGTAGAACATGCGCAGCCTGGAGGTATCCCTGGCGCCGAGCAAGCCCGGCGCGCCGATCACGATCGAGATTTGCTCGTGCGTCCACGTTGGGCACAACATGCACGAGCGCGAGAAGACCATAGAGTACTTCGACCGCGTGCTGAAGGCCGAGGATACCTACCTGGTCAACCTCGGAGACAGCGGTGACAACGGCACCAAGCAGTCGCCGGGGGGCAGCGTCTACGAGAACTACCTCAACCCAATGGAGCAGGCGGTCGTCGTGGCGACGCTGTTCCGGCCTCTCGTGCAGCGGGGCAAGGTGCTCTGGTGGCATGACTCCAATCACTCCTTCCGCACGTTCAAGGAGTCGGGTGCCTTCACGCTAGAGGAGACGGTCGCCCGGCTATTCTTTGGCGACGGGGTGGCTGACTCGGTCTGGAAGCTGATGCGGCGGTACGCCGAGGGGGCGTTTGACGCCCGCCCCGCCACGAAGCGCGCCAAGCTGGGCTACATCGCCGAGGCCATTGAGGCCGTCGAACCCTATCTCAAGAAGAAGCCCGCGGTGCAGTGGGCCGGGTGGCAGGCCCTGACCCGCGTCGTGGCGGGCAAGCAAGCCTACACATTCCACTCGATGCACGGCGAAGGTTCGTGCGTAGCGGCGACCTCCGCCCTGGCGGCCGTGATAAAGCAGCGCGACATCGGCCTGGCTGACCTCTATGTGCGGGGCCACCACCACAAGCGCACCGCGAGTGACGCGCTGCGGGCCGAATGGAGCTCCGGCCGCCCCGTCTATCGTCGGGTGGGGTTCCTGACCACGGGGTGCTACCTGGGGTACGACAATTCATACGGCGAGATGAAGGGCTACACCCCGGTCGCGACCGGCATGTCCCGCGTGGTGCTGGCGACCGGCCCGGACCGGTGGTTCAAACTGGAGGTATAAGCGTGGTCGAGGAGCGCTGGATCAAGCGGCGGGTGAAGGTGACGGAGGCCCACATCGAGATGGGCCGGCAACGGCGGCCCGAGCGCTGCCCGGTTGCCATCGCGGTGATGGACAGCTGCCCGAACCTGTTCTTCGTGAGCGTGTACCACTGGGGCAACGGCTCGGCCTACCGGATCGTCAACGGCGACCGGATCGAGCTGGCGGCACTGCGGCTGCCGAAGATCGCCACGGTGTTCATCATGATCTTCGATGAGTACGGCGCAGCCGGCGTTGGCCCAATCGAGTTCGACCTTGAAGTGAGCGAGAACATCAAGGTGTGCGCGGGCGACGGTTACCTGGAGGACATGGAGGCCGGACCGTGACCTGGGCCTACGGGTGCGGCGAGTGCCTGTACTGCCGGACGCTGCGGCGCGAGGCGCGGCGCGGGCGACCGCTGGTGATTAGCCGCTCGGAGTACCCACGCTTCACCCTGGGGATCCGGGGCGAGTTGCGCGCGCCGATCAAGCCGTGCTGGACCTCGACGACTGGGTTTATGCGGCGGCGGGCGAGATGGTTGGCGCGGGATCTGCAGGAGCTGGACGATGAGCGACGAGATGCTGAGCAATAAGAAGTCCGAGCCCGCGAAGATCAGCTTCCCGGTCGGCGACGAGGCGGGCGAGATTCCGCCCAAGACCGCGAAGGCGAACTGTCGGCGGTGCTACGGCACCGGCCGAATTGGGTACGCCGACCTGCAGCATAAGGTGCCGGTGCCGTGCCGGTGCCTGAAGGCGAGGGAACTGTGACAGACGAGCTCGACCCAAAGAAGCGGGAGGCCATCACACGGGCCATCCTGCAGGGGCGGGAGAACGCTGCGTCGGACGCCGTGCGCGCGGCCCAGCAGAGCGACTGCTATCTGCACATGACAATCGCGGCAGAGGTGGCGACGCTCATCGCCGGCGTGTACACCGCGCTGAACTCGGAGGAGCCGACGCGCGCGGACGCCTGGCTGCAGGCCACGCTGTTAGACGCAGCGACCCTGATCTTGAACACCGATGACTGCGACCTCGTGTTCATCGTCCATAAGAAGGAAGCGAAGGGAGGCTAGCGTGGGTAAACCAGGCATGACGCCGGCGGACCTGCGGCGGCTGCAATCCGACGCCAAGCGCGCCGTCGGCAAGCAGTTGCAGAACGCCGTGGTAGAGCAGGCCGTGGCGCGTATCGCGGCCGCACGGGACGGCGCGGTGACTACCGTGCCACTAGAACACGTGGAGTTTCTGCAGTGCCAGTGCGGCTCGACGCACTTGGAGCCGAAAGCGCTGGCGCAGTTCGCGCGCGACAAGCGGGAGCCCGAGGGCAAGATCGGCCTGGCCCAGCAGCAGTACTTCCGGTGCGTCGGCTGTCACGCGTACATGCAGATGCAGCCGAGTGGGGCGCCCGCGTACTACGACTTCGAGCGCGTGCAGGCGCTGTACGACGCCGGCCGGGCGATGGGCGCGCGGGCCATGCGGGCTGCCGTGGAGGAGGTACTGCTAGAGATGGGGGCGGAGAGCTACGGGGGCAAGGGCCCGGACGCGATAATGAGTCGGATCGATGCGGCCTGGGCCAAGCGAGCCGCGCCGGAGGCCGCGGCACCGCCCGCCGAGCCGGAGCCGACGACGGAGGTGAAGCCGTGCTGAGCAAGTACCGAGGCGCCCTGGGGTTGTGGCTGATCCCGCTGGGCCTGCTGGCCTTGCTCGCCGGGCTGTACGCGTACGGCGGGTGGACCCACGACCTGCGGGCCGCGGAGCAGTGCCGCGCGTTCTTCTGGCTGTACCTCACGGTGTTCGTCAGCGTACTGATCCTGAAGGTATACGCGGAGGTGGAGCGATGAGCAAGTTGCTGCGCGGGGTCTTCGACTTCCTGGCCACGACGTGCGCCGGCGCGCTGATGTTGTCGATTGTTCTGCTGCCGCTGCTGATGCTGGCCACGATGGTCTGGCTCATCTATCGGCTGTTCGCGGCGGTGTTGTGATGCTGGCGCGCTGGCTCCACAAGCTGCGCCACGCCGGGTGGTGGGTCTACCATCGCGCCGTCCGCCCGTTCAACGTGGTGCGAATTCGCTCCCTGTCGCCGGACTACCACGACAAGGACGATCTCATGCTCCACGCGTGCTTCCAGCTCCTAGTGGACTTCGTGGAGGTGGAGCGCGGTCTGGAGATGTGGGACCCGCACGACCACGCGAGCCGCGCCGTGCGCACGGCGTTGCGCGACCTCTACTGGTGGTGGAAGGACAGCCGGCCCATTCTGGTCGGCGCCCTGGAGCGGCAGTGGTCGATGGAGCGCGAGGACGCGCTCGCCGGCGAGGACCAGCGCCGGCTGCTGGAGCTGGTGAAGCACCGTGAGTACCTGTGGACTTGACTTTTAAGGAGCCGCGCGTGAAGAGACTGACGCTGGGCTTGGCGCTGCTGTTGGCGTCCGGCTGCCGGGACGAGGGCGACGACACCTACGTGGTGAAGAAGACCTACCACGAAGTCGTCGATGTGCTCGTAGTGAACGAGCAGGTGGTCGAGGTCATCGTGCAGTGCGACTGTCCGCCGAAGAAAGATGACGATGATAAGAAACAGTGCAAGCTAAAGAAGCTGAAGCGCGGCGACCACGTGCGCTGCGAGGGCAAGGAGGACTAGTGGTCATCCAGCTCCCGCGCTGCCCAAAATGCTGGCGCCTTGTGCTACCGGAGGCCGAGCTCACGCTCGGCCTGCTGTTTCAGCACACGCGGTGCCGCAACCCTAGCTGCGCGGAGCGCGGCAAAATAGTTGAGCCCGAGTGGGTGTGGGCTCTGGACGTCGTGGAGGTCACCGTTCCAGAAAAGGAGGCCGGGCGTGCTTAAACCCTTTTGCGACTACTGCGAGCGGGAGATCAAACCCGGCGACGCGCCGAAGCTCGACGGCACCGTGGTCGTACGCGATCGCCCGCTCACCCTGCAGCTGTCTGTGGCGGTGGACGACAACCGCGACGGCCTGTTGACCTGGAACGCCGGGCACATCTGCGTGGTGTGCCTGGGTGAGGCGGTCCGCGTCTGGCTGCAGGAGACGCTCCCGCCGGCGCCGCCGCGAAAGGTCGGGTGGTAGCGTGCACGCCTTCAAGGTCACGTACCGCACGGTCAACCACCCGCGCAGCTCGCAGACTGGCGCGCACTATTTCACGACGGACGCGGAGGCCAGGAAGTTCATGCGGCGCCTGTCGTGGTGGCGTCAGGCCCACCTGCACGCGCCGCGCTCGGGAGGCCGCCGTGGCCCAACATAAGCGCTGCCGGTTCCAGCTGTACGTCTCTAGCGAGTACTACCGCGGCGCCGGGCTGGACGTGGAGTGCGAACTGAGCCAGGGTCACGCCGGGCCGCACGAGTCGGTCGTGCGGGCCGCGTGCCGGTCGTTCCGGTGGGTCGCCTGCGGCGAGGGTTGCGCGCCGCGCGGGAAGTTCGTCGAGGCGAAGCTGCAGTGGGAGGACGAGCGATGAACGCGGAGAACACGCGCAAGCTGCTGGAGCGGTTCAAGTTCTTCAGTCCAGACAATCGTCACCTTGGCCTAGCCGAGCAGTTCCCCGTGGGGTTTTTCTTCGAGTGCGGCGACGGCTGGTTCCAGGTGGTGTGGGACCTCTGCGAACGGATCGACGCCATCCTGCGGGTGCACGAGGAAGCCGCGACCTTCGCGCGGGGCTCGCCTTTCCAAATCGCGCAGGTTAAGGAAAAGTACGGCATCCTGCGGGTGTACTGCGACTGGGAGACGGACGACATCTCCGCGGCGATCGCGGGCGCGGAGGAGCGATCGACGCGGACCTGCGATGTGTGCGGTCGACCCGGCGTCATCCGGCAGCGGTTCTGGCTGCGCGCCCGCTGCGACGCGCACGACGACTAAGGGAGGAAGCGAGCGTGGGTAATTGCAACTGCCCGCAGGGCCACCAGCCGCCGTCCGGACAGCAATTCATCTGCACGGTCTGCGAGAGCGTAGTGCCGGTGGCCCTCACGGTGGTGCACGACAGCAGGCTGGTGCTGGCGCTCTGCTATGAGTGCGTCGGGCTGGGCATGAAGTACATCGTGCGGCACGCCCGCCTGGAGGAGCGCCGGCTGAATCGGGGCGGGGAGCCGGGGCTTGGGCTGCCCTAGCCCGGTTTCCACTGTGGGAAACGCCATGGCCGAGGGAAACAAGAGCTGGTGGTGCGAGCAGGGGCGCTGCCGCGACTGCGCCGAGCTCCAGGGCATCGCGATGGCGCACGGCCCGGACGGGCAGTTTAAAGCTGAGCGGTGCCGCTGCGGGTGCCACGACGTGCCCATGGTCACGCCGAAGCACGACTGGCTAGACGACCGGTGGGCCGACGAGATCGACCTGGAGCGCGCCGCCGCGCAGGCCCCGCCGGCGTGGCTGGTCGTCGCGGCCGAGCAGCGGGGCTACGTCGACGGGCGCGCGCTGGACGCGGCCTGGCGGTGGCTGGGCCGCATCGCGCTCGAGGAGGACCACCTGCGCGAGCCCTGGACCGTGACATGCGGGTGCCAGACCCGGGAGATCTACCTCCAGGACGAGGACCTCCGGGCCGTGGAGGAGTTGCTGACCACGGAACTGCGGGCCCGCGAGATCGCGACGCACGACGGGCTGCACCGGTACCGCGTCGCCCAGTGCCCGCTATGCCGGGTGATCTACTGGTTCGAGGTAGTGGAGCGGTGACATGGGTGTAGTGACCACGCAGCTGGCGATCCTGGTAGGCCTCCCGGCCGCGGGCAAGACCACGTTCGCCCGGCAGCACGGGGTCGACTGGGTGGTGCTGGAGGCCGACGCCTTCGCCCCGGACTACCGGGGCTTCTGGGAGATGGTGGAGGCGGTGGCTGCGAAGCGGCGTGACTACCCACGGGCGAGCAACTCGCGTGTGATGCTCGACGGCACGTTCCACCGGCGCCGGGCGCGCGAGCGCGCCGTAGGCTTGTTCAAGCCCTATGTGCGCGCGATCGCCTACGTGTTCGACACGGGGCTGGATGAGTGCCTCCAGCGCAACGCGCGGCGGCGTAAGGTCTACCCCGAGAGCGAGGTATTCCGCAAAGCTAACTCCTACGAGGGTGTCGCGCTCGCGGAGGGGTTTGAGGAGATCTACCGAGTACGCGCGGCGAACGGGGACTTCGTGGTGGAGCTCGTTCTGGGGCGGTGATACAAATTCGCCCGCGGGCCACCGTGAGGCAACCCGCGGGCGAACCGATCGTGGAGCCGCGAAGTCTTACTTCTTTCGCTTCTGCAAGAAGTTCTTCACTCCGGAGTAGCCACCCACGGCGGCCATGGCCAGTAGCATCCCGATCATGGCGTTGGCCCCGATCGAGTCGCCGGGTCGCAGCAGGTGCGCGTATGCCTGACCGAAGCCCACCGCAAACAGCGGCATGTACTTGACCCAGGCCTTGGGGACGGTGCGCTTCACGAACTCGACCACGGCCGTGATGCCGGTGACGGCGCTGCCGTCCGTGAGCAGCTGCAGGGTTTCTTGATCCATAGTCATCTCCTTTACTTGCGACGAACTCCGAGCCACCAGAGCAGCAGGGTCAGCACGCCGACCCCGCCGCCGACGTAGTCGCCGGTCGCCAGGGCGCCAGCCGTCTCGGCCAGCTTCGCCGCCGCCTCGGCGTTCTCCTGGTCGAGCTCTCGCTCGACGAGGGCCTCCGCCGCCGCGTACAGCTCCCGCTTTACCGCGTCGGAGAGCTCCTCCTCGGGGTGCTCCACGACCCACCGCTCGATCATGGGGCGCACGGCCTTCTCCACCCGATCCAGGTGGTCCTTGACCGTGGTGCACCCGACGGCACAGACGAGCGCCGCCACCAACAGCCACTTCATCGCCAGCTCCTTAAAATAAAGACGATCTACCGCTTGATGAGCTCGCGGCGCAGGGCCTCGAACTCCTTGGAGAGCAGATCCAGCTTGTTCTCGATGCTCAGCAGCCGGGCCGCGGTGTTCCGCGTCTCGGTCTCCACCACGGCCAGCCGTTCGCTGCGCGCCGAGTCGATGGCCTGCGCCGCCTTGATCTCGGCGGCCAGCGCGTCGTTGGTGCGCGAGAGTGAATCGACCCACTTGCCGAGCCCCAGGATGAGCAGCGCGAACAGCGCGTTAACTACCCAGTTGCCCCAGCCGTTGTGGCCGTTGCCGTTGACCAATTTCTTAACCATGGCTGCTCCGCAAATTAGTAGGGAACCGGTCTCACGATGAGGCCCTCGCATACGACGTCGTTCGCGCTCGCCGTCCCGTTCTGGCCCGTCACCTTCACTGTCTGCGCCGCCGTTTCGGTAAACGTCAGCGTCTGGTACGTCACCGTCTGAGGATTCGCCCCTACCAGCATTTCCCCCACGGCCTTCTGCGCGCTCACGCCCGTCCGGTAGATCCTGGCTTTCATGATCCACTTAAGATCCTGTGGCGCGGTCGTCACGTCGTTTGATATCAGCGTGGTCGATCCGATCTTGAGACGAGCCGTCTTCGTGTTCGTATTGTTGGCGAAGCTCCCGAATACCTCGACGTCGAACGCGACGAAGTTCCCGTTCAAGACGTGCGCCGGGACCACGATGGAGTTGAGATCCTCTTCGCTCGTGACCGCCGTCGTCCCCTGGGTATCGAGATCCCGGAGCGGCCCCGCGCCCGGAGCGGCCGATTCCGCGATCCAGCCGAGGCCGTCGCCGGAGGCGTCGACGAACGGCACGAACGTGACGGACTGGTACTGGCTCGAGAGGACGTACCTCTGGGCGAGCCCCGCATCCCCGAGCGCGGCCCCGTCGATGATGACGGCGTTGGCGGAGCTATCCTGTTTCTGGATCGTGATGACCTTCATCCGATTTCCATAGGTGATGTCGGACGGGTCGGGGAGCGTGATCGTGATATTCCCGGAGGTGGCGTCGACCTGCACGGTATCGTGCGTCGGGTCGACGATGGTCGTGTTGACCGTTACGAGATTGGCCCGCCGGAGCCGGATGCGGTATTGCCGGAAGGCCGTATCCTCCTCGACGTAGAGGCCCGTCCCCCGGAAGTACCGCTTCCAGCTTCCCGTCACGGGGTCGGCCGGCGTAAAGCTGGCCGATATCTCCCGGAGGTACTCGATGTACCCGCCGCCGCCCAGAAGTATCGTTCCGTTATTCATCAAGCCACCGCCGTTATTCCGGTCGTCCCGCCGCCCGAGATGCGCGGAAAGACCCATCCTTCCTGGTTGAGATACCAGTCCGGGCCGGTCGAACTGTTGATGACGTAAAAGACGAGATGAAGCTCCCCGCCTTCCGCGCCCGTCAAATCCGAATGCTTGACCTCGAAGACGTAAGTCTTCCACTTGCCCGACGATTCGACCGGCAGGGATTCCCCCGAATCGAACGTGAAGTCCGTTTCCGTAAAGGCGATCGCGCTCGGATCGGAGTTGTTCGGCACCGCGCGCCAGACCATCGAGAAGTCGGTAGACTGCCCGCCGGTATACGCCGCCGAGATGGCGACTTTGAAGTACATCCGGAAACCCCGATCCGTTCCCAGATCGAGCGGGATCTGGACGCGGACGGACATCTTGTAATCGCGTCCGTTCGCTTTGGCGACCCTGACTTCCATCGTTCACCTATGGGGGGAATATCGGAATAAAGTTCGCCATCTGCATCGGCTCGGAATTGTCCGCAGTAGATCCCGAATGCGTCGGCTCCGCTTGTGAAAACCCGGACGTTCCAACGTCCTCGTCGTCGTACTGCTCTTTGGGGTATGAGAGCCCGCTGTCGCTCACGGTGTCATCGAACTCATCCTCAACCTCCGGGATGAGCACGAACGCCTTGATCGGGAAGCCGGTCACCTTCTCGATCTCGGTCTGGTTTGAGGACTCGTCCTTCGCCATGTCGAGCGCTGGCAGGTTCGGCCCCGGCGAGTCTACGTAGAAGAACACCTTGTACGGCACTTCCCCTACGGACGGGGAGATCGACGTGAACGGCGCGTCCGGCATCATGCGAGGCCCGCCGTCGTTGTAATCAAATTTCACGTCGCGCCGCAGGCAGAGCTCGCTGCCGATCAACAGCTGGCCGTCCTCGCCAAAGCCGGAGGCCGTTCGCTCGCTGAAGATCGTGAACGGATGCCACAGCTGGCCGACGCGCTGCTGCCCGCCCCGGTAGCCCGTGACGTGACCGCCGTTGCGGGACAGGTTGAGCGATAGGCAGCCGCGCTTGGATGACGCGCCCGCGTGGTCGTCGCTGTACAGCATGTTCAGGAACCCCGCGGGGTTGATCTCCAGCTCCGGGTGCTCCGTGACGGCGGCCAAGTCCACGAGCCAGAAGAGGTCCTGCGCCCAGCCCCAGATCTGCAGCTCGCCCTCGCTGATGAACATCGTCGAGCGGTGCTTGCGCTCGTACGACTTGTTGGTGTGCTCCGCGATCATCCGGAGCGCCCAGACCGAGTCCTTGCCCTTGCCCTTCTCGTCGTGGAGGCGTAGCATCCAGTTGTCCGGCTCGAACTGGCGCGCGCTCATGATCGTGGAGTTCTCGGGCGTGAACCCGTCGGCCAGCGTGCACTTCTTCGTGGCGGCGTCGAAGTCGTGGTACGCCACCGCGCGGGTGGCATCGCCCTGGCCGAGCTTGTCCTCCCGGTCGGTGTTGTCAAAGGGCTTCTCGGTGATGTCCCACAGCACGGGCATCCGCTTGAGCGGCCCGCGGTCGAAGCCCGAGTTTCGTCCGGCGCTATCTGGCATGCTACACCGTGTTGTCCACCGCTTTTTGCACCGTGTACGAGACCCGCCACGCGTCGTGCGGCGGGTTAGTCGTCACCCCGTCTTCCCACCACCGGATCTCGCCGACGTAGGTTCCCGGCGCGAGCGAGGTGTGCGCCGTCGTCAGCGTGAAGCTGAACGTGCCCGCTGGCGCGGACACGATGACCCCGGCCAGGTCCACCAGCGCCTGCGCGTCCGGGTCGTCGATATCGTTCTTTACCACGAGCCGGAACGCCCAACCGGTGATGTCGACCGCCAACGTGGGGTCTACCTCGTTGCGGAAGTCCACCATCTCGAAGGTCAAAAACGGCCGCGAGTTCTCGCGCACCGTGATCAGCTTATCGGCCATGTTAGAATCCCTCGCGCCCCTGCTGCTCGTACTCGCGAATGGTCCAGTGCGGCGTCTCCGGCGGCGCTGCGTCCACTGGGAATACCGGGGCCCGGCAGCCCGGCGCGTTCACCGCCACGTAGGTGTACGCGGGCTGGCGGCTCTCGCTGTCCCACGCGTGCTGCACCGTGTTCACGCCACCGTCCAGCATGGCCAGCACCAGGCCGGAGAACGTGAACGTCCGGCCACCCAGGACCTTCGGTACGGTCAGCTCGCCGGCGCCCGCGTCGAGCGCCTGTGCCTCGCACTCGTGCAGGTTCATCGGCGTGCCCAGGTCCGCCTGATACATCCGCATGCGCGGCGATCGCACGATCTTAGCCTTGAGCGGGCTGGGCCGGTTGGCGCCGACGATCTCCGCCTCCGGCGTGGAGTCGTCTTCGTCGTCCCCGGAACTGAGCAGCACGCTGGTCAGCCCGCCCGTGTGGTTGTCGTACACCTCGTAGCCCGCCGTCACCACGATGGCCCCGTCGCTGCCCACCTCCACCGGGCCGTCGTCGATGGTGAACGCTTGCGCCATGTGACACAGCGGGTCGTCGGCCCACAGGATGCCGGTGTTCTCATCGATGTGGTACGACCCGTCCGGCAGCGGCCCCCACGGCACGTTGACCTTAGCCTGGATGCCACCCACTTCGTCGAATGCGTTCCTGAAGCTGGAGAACTGCGAGTTCCAGGCCGCCAGCGACGCCTGTGCCTCCGCGCGCATGCGTAGGATCTCCGCGCGCATCTTCTGGATCTTGTCCCGCACCAGGTCGACCATGGGCGGGTCGTTGAACGCCAGCTGCAGCGCCTGCTCGTGCGGGGCGAGCGGGTCCAGGAACTTCAGGCTCCGCACGACGTCGCCGTTAAGCGACAACCGAGCCCGGCCCTCCAAGGAAGGCGTCTCGACGAGACGCTGCACGAACTTCGTCGCCGTCTGGAGCGTCCCCAGGATGGCCGCCGGGTTCCCGGTCAGCGGCACAACCTCCACGGCGGCGTCTGCAGCCCGCGGCACCTCGTCGTTGTACTGTGCGGCCAGGCGCTCGAGCTGTGCGTCGAGCACGCCCAAGTTGCCGATCAGCGCGACCGCCGGGACCTTCAGCCGGTTAAAGTAGTCCTCGAGCGCGCCCACGTCCTCGAACCAGTCCTGGCTGATCCGGTTGCCGTAGGCGATCGGCTTCATCAGCACGTACCGCTCGCGATCCGGCACGCCGTCGTCAATCGGCGGAGTGCGCTTGTCCAGGTCGCCCACGTACATGGGCGCCTTCTGCACCGGCAAGAACGGCTGCTGCTCCAGCAGCTCGGTAGCTACGCCAACCGCCGAGACGACGCTCGACCCGCCCAGGTCGGTCACGGCGGCGCCCTCGAAGGCGTCGGCGGGCACGTACATCTTGTACGCGCACCGCTGCAGCATCTCCCGGTGCTCCGGCGAGTTCAGATCCCCGAACTGCTTCTCATCGTTGAACACCTGCGCCTTGATGGCGGCGACCGAGTACCCGATGATGAGCGGCGCGTCGGATAGCTTGTAGATCATGCCATCCAGGTCCTGAAGCGCGGCCACGTAAGTCCGCGTGATGCGCCGGATCACCGGCTTGCCGATGACCTGCACCAGCGGCGGCCGGTCGGTGACGTACGCGCTCTTGGTCTCGTAGTGCTCCTTGGGGTACGCGCCATACTGGCCCAGGTCGAAGGCAATCTCCCCCTCCGTCACCAGCTTCGAGCCGCGTACGGTGACGCGAAAATTCCCATCCGGCAGCATCAACGGCACGAGGCCGTTTTTCTTGAGCAGGTCCTCCAACACCTCGACCACCGGATCGCCGATTGCCGTCAAGTTCTCCGGGGTCACGGCCAGCGTCTGCCCCGGGACGTCGGGCGCAAATGAGGGCGCCGGGCTGCCGGGCAGCTGACTCAGCAGGTACGCGATCACGTCCTGCAGGCTCCACGGCACGCCGTCGTTGAGGCTGAGCGGGTCCCAGTACCCCGCCCGGCTACGGACGTTGATGCGCTGCACCAGCATGCCGTACGCGCGGTAATATTTGCGGACGTCGGTCAGTGGCACGCGCACCTTCCCCCGATTGTGGGCCTTGATGTCGGCGAGGTTGCGGGTGACCTCCTCGATCCCGGCGGAGTCGACGTAGACCCAGTTATACCGCATCTCGTCGGAGAGCGCCGTCGAGCCGTCGTAACTCTGCATCACGAGATCGCCGAAGTGGCGCAGGCCGCCGCCCTCCGGGGCACCCTCGCCCTGCGGGCGCGCCCGGCCCGCTGTAACCGTAGGACGCAGCCGATTCCAAGCGCTGATCGGCAGCTGCCCCTCGATCTCCTTGCCGTTCACCGCGGGCCACGGCACGTCGTCTACCAGGATCTTGATCTGCCCCAGATCCCGCAGATTGATGTCGACGTAGCCCGGCTCCGGGTCAAACCACGGCGAGCGGCGGTAGCTCACCGCCTGGCACGTCAGCCCTTGGTACGTTACTTTGTGGAAAACGGCCACTAGTCCTCCAGGATGTTCCCGTCCGGGGGCGGCTGGATCAGCACGATGTTCGCGTGGTCGCCGTGATCTAGGTCCGAGAAGGGCTCCGTTGAGAGCCACACCTCGGTGTACTCGATCTTATAGAGCCCGGTCCGGAGGAAGTCGTCGTCCGGCGACGGCTTCGTAGGCTTCAGCTCGCGCGCGACCACGCGCACGATCCCGCCGCCCTCCTGGAAGTGCGGGGGCACCGGCGCCAGCGCCGCGGGGTCGGGGCCCTTCACCACGATGGTGATCTCGCACTCGCCCGGTCCGCGCGCAGCCAGGTGCAGCAGTGGCGCCGGCCCGGGCACGACGCCCGGCTCGCCGACCTGCGTGTCTGCGATGTAATCCGCGCCGCTGTCGCGCAGCCGCACCGTCTCGATGACGGCCACGATATTACGGTCCTTCTGTGCCTCCCAAATCCACACGCCGGTGGCGCGGGCCTCCTGAGCGAAGGTCTCGACGATCTCCTTGATGATCGTCTCGGCGGGCTGGAAGGAGCGCACCTTGGTCTCGGCGATCGCGGCCGTCTTGCCCCGAGCCGCCGCTTTCCAGACCTTCTTGATGACCTGCCCGTTCTTCTTGGTGACCTCCAGGGAGGTAGTCAGGTCGACAATGTCCGAGTCCCCCAGGTCCTGGGCCCGCGCCGACAGCAGGATGTACGCGGACATAGCCCACCGCCAGTGCGACTCGCCCCCGTCGTTGTCCGAGAAGGTGCGGAAGCGAGTTACGATCGGCGAGCCCAGGGCCTCGTTCGGCTGAAAGTCGAACTTCTCTACGTTGTCCAGCAGGATGCGGATCCGGCGCGGGGAGACCTTTGTCTTCACCTCCTCGGAGAAGTCGATGATCCGCTGCACCACGTCCGATGCGCTGGGCTCTACGATTTCGCCCTCGATCTCCAGGTAGATCTCGGTCTTATCCGCCGCTCCGTTCGAGGTCTGCGACAGCTGGGAATCCAGGTCGAACCTGATGTTGGCGTCCAGGGTCAACTTGTCCAACCCCTCGCCGATCTCGATGGAGTAGCCCATTTACCCAGCCCTCCGCTTGCGCGCCAGCGCGCGCTGCGCCTGGTAGATGATCTCGCTGCGGCCCGGGATAGCCTGCAGCTCGATCTGCAGAGCGCGCTGCCGCCCCTCTGCCTCGATCCGCTGCAGTTCTGTGACGCGCTTGCGTTCTGCCTCGATAAATTGCTGACGCAGTTTATCCTGTTCCTCCCGTAGCGTGTCGCTAGCTTTTAGTAACTCGCGAAACGCACGGAGCAATTCATTAATGATAGTAGCGATCGCCGCAATGCCAGCACCGGTCGCCGGGTTCAGTGGGTTGAACGCGGCGCCGGTCAACACGTTGCCGGTCAGACGGCCGAAAAAAGAACTCTCTAATCCCGCCGTAGCCAGCGCTTCCGTGGTGATCGTGGCAAGCCCGATGCGAGCAACCGCCTTGCTCAACCGCCCAATCCGAGTCTCCAAGGCGTCGATTAACGCGTTGGATTTATCGCGCTCAGAAGCTAGACGCACCAGACGATCAGACGCCTTGAGGATTAAGGCATCTTGCGTCTCCTGTCGATCGTCGATATCTTCGAGCTTCGCTCGTGCGTCTTCAACGTCTAGCGAAAGCTTTGATCGTACCTCGTTGCCTTCGGCCATTAGCTTTTCTCCATTAGCTTAGCGTCGATCTTCAGGATGGTCTCAAAGGCGAACCGGGTACGGTCGGCCGAGTCAATGGCCTCCGCCCTAACGGGGGGCGCGAACGCGCGGCACAGGTCGTCAAACGCGGTGAGCCACCGCAGCTGGGCCTTCTGCAGCTCCGTGAGCAGATGAGACAGGTTGGCCGCCGCGTCCTCGTACGCCGCCCGCCCGTTGCTGAACGCCACCTTGCCGAGGCTGAGCACCTCGAACAGCTCCGCGCTCTGGTTGAGCTCCCCGATTAAGCGTCGCGCGGCAGCACGATCCATCGGCGGCAGCGCGTGCGCCTGCCCATCGATCTCAACGCCGCCCTCTACCCACTTCCACGGTTCCACGATCATCACCTCCGCAATTAATCAACTCATGGAGATGCTCGACGCGTTCGCGTCGGTAAACGTCGGCGAGGCGTCCGTCGGCAGGCTGATCCGCCAGAGCTTCATGAGCTTCGTCGAGAAATTCCCCGCCTCATCGTTCGACAGGGACCGGGTCCAGCGGTCGCCAAGGCGCGGCGTCTCGATGTCGAAGCTGATATCCTCGTCGGTGTTGCCGGCCGACGGCAGGTGCGTGTGCGCGTTGGCGCGATTGAACGTAGTCGAGATGACCGACCCGCCCCGGCAAGTGATGGTCAACGCTACCGTGCCCGACGTCGTGTCGGCCGTCGTGGAGCCCACCTTGTTCTCCCGCGCGCTGTCGTTGAATACCTCGATCAACCAGATCGGGCTCGTCGCTTGCCGAGTCACGGTGATGTGGAAGATGCCCTTGTCCGAGTCCGACTCCGCCGGGGTCGCGATGGTCGTGCCGGAAAACAGCGAGCCGTTGTCGCCACTTTCCGTCGGGGACCCCAGACCGGTGCGGGTCAGCACCATCGTGATGCCCGTCGGGCCGTCCTCCCAGGACCGCTCGCAGGTGACCAGGTTGTCCCCCACGATCCGGGCCGTCCCATCGGGGAGCGGGTTGGTCAGCTCCACCGAGGCCCGCAGCGTCGGGTTGTCCACGTTGTCGCTCACCACCTCGAGTACCAGCGTGCCCGTCGGGCAGTGCGACAAGGCCGACTCCGAGGTCGCCGTGAGCAGGCCCCGGTTGTCCGGACCCGCGGTCAGCGAGCCGAACGTCACCACGTTCGCCTTGACGCTCTCGCTCTGGTCGAGCATGTCGCGGTAGAGCGCGCCCAGCTTACCCCGGCGCTCGTTGATCGACACCACCCCGTCGACCACGTCGTACAGGTAGCGGATGGCGCCGGCCGCGCGGTCCTCCTGACTCGCGCCCAGATCGTCCGCGATCATGTCCAGGAACCCCGTCGCTGCCTCGAGCAGCGACCGGTAGGCCGTCCAGGCCGACCGGATGTTGGTCAGCGCGGCGCCGTCGAGGTGCGCCAGGTGCTGGCCGAGCACGCGCGCCTCGTCGGTCTGCGAGGTCGAGAACCCGTTCGCGGCGGTCAGGAGCCGCCGGTCGTAGTTGGCGTTGTCCGCCTGGCGGATGTGCTCCAGCAGCGCCTCGCGTTTGCGGGCGATGCGCAGCACGGCGCCGAGCTGCACCTGGAAGTCTGCGTAGGTGATAGACACGACTGCGACTCCTTACGTCAAGGTTACGGTCAAAAAGTTCCCGCCAGCGTCCCGCGCGGCGACCCCGGCCGCCCGGAACTCCGCGTAGCTCAGTCCCTCGTGCCCCAGCGCCTCCACCTCCAACATAACGTTGTGGAGATCCACGGTGAAAACGCTCGCCCCCGCGGTGAGCCGCACGCGGTACCGGTCGTCCGTCCCAGCCCGCTGGTTCGACAGCGCCTGCCAGGTCTCGTCGCCCACGTCGGACGTGAACTCCAGCGTCGCGCGCAGCTTGCCCATCTTGAACACGTCGCGCTTGAAGGCTCCCATGTCCCACTCGTAGCCCAGCCGCTGATCCAGCCGGAGACGCAGTTGGCGGAAGCGTAGCTCCTCGTTGTCGCCCGTCGGGTCGCGAAACAGCTGGGCGCCGTACACCGGGAAGACGCCCAAATCGGCCGGCGCCATCGGCGCCACGGGGAGCGTCACCCCACCGGCGTTCAGCGCCTGCACGAGCGACGACCGGGCGGCGAAGTCCGACAGCGCGATGACGCGGCCCGCCGGGCCCTCCGCCACGAGCTCCAGACTGTGGAACCATGCATCCACGAGGCGCACGAAGTTCTGCGTACCGCCGGCCACGTTCTCCACCCAGCCCAGCGTGAGCCACCGGTCGTCCGCGACCTGGGTATGCAGCGAGAAGGCTCCGGCGGCGAACGGCCCGTAGTTCGACCGCAGCAGCCACTCCAAGCTCTCGGGCGTGGCCAGGACCGCTGCCCGCCCCGTCAGGTCCTCGGGCCGCCGGAAGCGGGCGCCCTCGTGAGGCACCCGGTCGCTGTCCATGAAAGCCTCCAGGCCGTACCGGCGCGCCAACGGCAGCTGCGCCGACTCGGTCCACAGCCGGATCGCGCCGGCCGTGGTGAAGTCCGAGACGGCCGTGCCCTTGGCCGGCTGGAACGCCGCCAGGAACGCCGTCGCCCGCCCCGCCCGGACGTTGCTGGCTATTGCCACCGCCGGGCCTCCACCGTGAACCGCAGGTTGGCCTCGAACACCTGGCTGCCCTCCACGTCCTTGAACGCGCCGTCCACGGAGATGGCTTCGGTCGCGCGGAGCTGGCGCTGCCCGCCGATCGCGAACACGCCCGCGTTGGCCTCCAGCTCCGTGCGCACGCGCTCGGCTTCGAAGAGCGCCTGCCGCGACCACTCCTCCTCATCCACCCGAACCGACAAGTAGCGGACGCGCACCCGGTAGAGCGAGTAGAGCTCGCCCGGTGCCGGGCCCTCTTCGGAATCCACGTCGGCCGAGACCAGCCACACGTCGGCCGATTGGTTCACCGCGTCCCGGTACTTGCGCAGCAGCTCCGCCTCGCTGGGCAGGTGTCCCTCGAAGTAGAGCACCGCTCCCTCAGGGAGCGGCGTCATGGAGTTCATCTCCGCCACGACGGCGTTCAGCACCTGGTCGATTGTCGGCGTTGGGTTAGCCATCACAGTATCTGCTGCTGGTATGGATTGCTCTCCACCACCCGGTACTGCACCTCCACGGTGACCAGCGCGATGCCGTCCGGGTCGTTCACCTCGGGCAGCCGGGTGTCCGTGCCCTGCACGAACGTCGCCACGGCGTACCCGCCGTGCGTCTCGTCCTGCATGAGCCGCTTGATCACGTCGGCGCGCAGCCGCTCGACCTCCTGCCGCTTGAGCGCCGTGACGTACTCGCGCGTCAGCGTCTTGATCTCTAGCTGTAAGCGCATCTCGTAGGCGAACTGCACGAGCCGGGCCGCCGTATCGCCACGGTCCACCATAAGCAACGACGGGTCCTCGTTGATCGTAACTGTACTCTCGCCGGTACGGTAGACCTTCTTGACGGTCTGCTCGAAGCCGTTGGCCACCGTGATGGCCGCCAGCTCCGCCGCGATCTGGTCAAGGATCGCCTCCCTGAGCGTAGTCAAGGCCATCAACGGCCTCCCCGCATCTTAATTACTTGCAGCTTCTGCTGGATGTTCACCAACGTTACTTGAGCTTCCTGCTGGAAGGTTTGACGAAAACCCAGCCGCGCCGGCACGACCACTTGCTTCTTTAAGACAAACACGGGCTTGATGCGGCGGCGCGTTCCGCGTCCCGTCACCTCAGCTAGCAGCTTATTCCCGGCCTTGCTCTTGATGAACGTAAGTTTGCCAGGATACGCGGACGGCCCAAACGCCGTTTTAGCGCCACGCTGCAGCGGGATTGCCAGGTGCTTGGCCTTCTTTGGCTCAATGGTCCCACCAAATTCGTGAATTCGAGCGTACGGCACACCCTGGCCGATAACTCCAATCAGCGTATAAGCATAGCGACCAGTCTGCACCACCTCATGGCGAATGCTGCGCCGTAGGGCGCCGGTGCGCACCGACAACGACGCGGGCGTGGTCGGCCCGGACAGCCGGGTAATTTGCATCGTGCGCTGAAAGCGGAACCCGCCGCGCACCAGCTCCTGCCGGGCCGTGCTCGCCATGAACTCCAAGACTCGCTGGGAGCGCGGGGTGACCATTACGACGTCTCCTTCCGGCGGAACCGCTTGAGGGAGCTCTTGACTATGGGGATCAGCTCCACCGGGGTCTCCAGCGAGACCGAGCCTCCCTCGGCGCTGAACCCGCTGATGCCCAGCGAGTGCCGGCGCTGGAACACGAACGCCACCTGGATGTCCACCGCGTGAGCCACCGCCGGGAACGCCGTTACAAGAGCGGCGGTCGACGCCGCCATGCCGCCGGTGTACGACACCTCCAGCACGCCGGGCCCTGGCGTCAGCTCCACCCGGTCTACGGTCAGCTTACCGGTCGCCAGTTCCAGGTAGTACGCGTCGACCGACAGGTCGGCGCCGCTGAAGTCCCGGTCCAGGTTGTGATTCACCGTCGGCGCCGGCGCCACCAGCACCGGGTAGCCGCGGAGGAAGAACACCGCCTGCCGGTTGTATACGTCGTATTGCTCAACCCGGGCCACCTGCTGCGCGTGCCGGTCGAGGAAGACCTCGGCCTCGGCGCTCACGGCGGAGATGAGCTGGGACAACAGCGCGTCGTGCTGGGTTTCGGCCGTATCGATGGCCAGGAGCGTCTTGATCCGGGCCAGCGTCGTCAGGTCCACCTAGGCCTCCCGTCGCTTGAGGGACTTGCCCGTCACCATCCGGTTGGCCGGCGCGGCGGCGGGCTGCTCGGCCGTCGGCGCCTCGGAGGCGGCGAGCGGCGTCAGCTTGTAGACCTGTCCCAGATCGAAGCCCGGCTCTTGGTCGTCGATCTCCGTACGCTCTGGCTCGGGGTTCCCCGTCTTGGGATTCACCCACACGAACCCGTCCTTGCGCTTTACGGCGTACCTCATGGCTTGGCCTCCTTCTTGCCGGGCAGCTCGACCGACTGGACCTTGTCGTCGTGGAAGGATTCGAAGAACTCCACGAACAACTCCATGTACCGTGGGTTATACTTGGCGGTCTTCACCGCGTCCCGGAGTTTGTTGAACTCGTCGTCCTCGAGAGTGATAGCCTTGGCGTCGTCCGCCAGGCCCTCAAGCTTGTTCCGCATCTTCCGCTTAAAGTGGGCCGACTCCTCGCCCTGGTTCAGCTTGGAGTACTGGTGCAGGGCCTCCAGGGAGAAGTCCGCCCAGCTGTACGGGTCCTTGCCCAGGGGTGACTCCAGCTCCACCGCTGCCGGGATGTCCACGATCTTCGCCATGATCTTCGCGCCTCCAAAAAAAGTAGCTACACCGAATCCGTCCTTGAAGCCTACCCCTTGATTTCCGTCTGTGCCTGCGCCAACAGGTTCGCCTTGATGTCGTCGAGGCTCAGCTTCCCGTCGGTCTCGGAGAACGAGAACGCGTGGCCCTTATCCCCCTGGTCGGCCGCTACCGTGGCCGCGGGATCGTCGTAGACGATCTGCGGGCTGTGGATCGTGGCCTGGTACGTCGCTCCGTCTCTGGAGGGATTCTCGATGAGGAGAACCGCCACGATGCGCTTGACCTTCCTGTCCGTAGTTGCCATTTCTACCTCCTACACGAGCACCAAGTCGCCCATCTTGACCGTCCCCGCGTCGTTGTATCTGACGCGAAGAAGGGTATTTACGCCGTCGTCCAGGATGATTATGTCCGCCTGATCCGTGGGCGGGTCGGAAGGCGACGCCGTGTAGAACCCGCGCAGCCGGAACCGGGCCGCGGTTGCCCCCGACCCGGCGCGAGCGATTTCGGTATCGATCGAGGTCTCGGTCGAGGATACCGACGAGAGCCTCGACGTTGCGCCGATCAGCAGGGAGCCGCTTACGAGGTTCAAAGAGTCGCCGCTGGCGAGGTCGAGACGGTTCGCCGCCCCAGCCGAAAGCGCCACGCTCAGGTTGTCCGCACTGTTCACGCCGAGCTTGATCGAGTTGGAGGCAATTTGCGCCGTGGGATTAGCGTCCCCGGACGCCGCGAACGAGTTCATGGTGTTGACGGCGGACGAAACGAACCTGAGGGACGTGCTCCCAATGGTCGTCGCGGCCTGGGCGTCCACGCGGGGGAGGAAGGGGATGTCCCTGGTGTGGATATCAGTGTTCGACACGACGAAACGCTCGGTCGAGTTCGTGCCGATCGCGATCTCGCCCGCGTTCGGGGAGAAGATCCCGTTCGGCCCGCCCGCGCCCATTTCGACGCGGGGCGCCGCCGCTGTACCGCCGCTTGCGAACCGGAGCCGATTGCCCGAGGCGATGTCGAGCCGATCCGCCGCGCCGCGTGAGATGTTGACATCCCCGCCGAACGTGATCCCCGTCGAGCCGATCAGGATGTCCGGGGTAGCGGCGTCGATGGTGGGTCGAAGACTGATTCCCCCGGTCGAGAGCATCGTGATCGCACCCGCGCCACTGAAGCGGAAGAGATCCGAACCCGCCGAGTTCTCCCACACCACAAGGTTCGCCGTCTGCGTGGCGTTCCCTTGCACTAGGAGCTGGATCTCGTCGGCGGCCCCATCCACCGCGAACTTTGCCAGGTTTGAAGCCCCGCCGATCGTGACTTTATCGCCGGCGGTCGTAAGCCTAACCACGGTACCGTCGTCGGTCCAGCCAGACGTGCCCGTGGCGATGTCGGCGTAGGCTCCCCCTTCCGCCGAAATCTGGAACGTTCCTGAAGTCGAGTTGTAGCGGATGCGCCCGCGCCCGACGGCCCCCACCCCGACTCCCGTCTGGTCCACCGCCTCGTAGACCGAATTCCCGTAGTGGATGAAAACGCCGTTGGTGAATTCGAGGGCCTGGGTTCCGTCCACCGAAAGGCTCATCGACGGCGTGCCGGGCGTGAAGTACCAGCCCCAGTTCACGTCCGCGATGAACGCCATCCCGGGATTGGTCGCGCTTCCGCTCGTATGCAGTACCGCGCCCGTCGTGGAGAACCGCACGGCTTCCGTGCCCGCCGCCGATATCCCGACGTAAGAGCCGGGCGAGACGTACATCCCGTAGTTTCCCGAGCTGTTCCAGGAGTACGTCGGATCGCTCGCGCTCCCGTCGCCCTCCATGAAGATCGCGGGAGTGTTGTTGAACGAGGCGACCAGGGACCCTCCGTGCGAGATCCTGACGCCGGAACCTGCGCTGAACAGGATGCCCGTCGTCTGATCCCCGGAACCTACAACCGTCGGCTGTCCTGCGGTTCCATCGGGGACTTCCAGGAACCCATTGGCGATGGAAACGCTGTTCGTGAAGATGGCGCTTTGAGCCGTGTCCAGGTAAAGGGCCGGGATGCCGCCGGTACGGATCTCAAGGTCAAAGGCGTCATTTGTCCCGAGAACGCCGTTCGCCCCGAACGTGTTCCCGCCCTGCGCGAAGAAGGTTCCGCCGCCCGTGCTGATATCGACGTAGGCGGCACCGTTGAGCGACACCTGGGCCTTATTCCCGGCTTCATCGTACCGGAAGCGCATGGTTCCGGCACCAGAAACCGCCGCCGTAGAACCCGCCGCAAACTGCATGAAGTGGGCCGTTCCGCCACCCGAGAGCGTGACGCTGGTCGGGTCAATGGCTCCGACGACCGTGAGCTTGCCGCCGACGTAGGCGTCCCCTGATACGGCCAGCGACCGCCACCGCTTCGGAGTGGTGGTCTCACCGAGGTTCCCCTCCCCATCGTTCGTCGGAATGAGATCAAAGACGCCGCCCGCCTCGACCGTCTCCACCAGGCGCAGCCGCTCGGCCGTAGTCCCGTTGATCCGGCTGGAGAGGGCCACGACCGCGGAGAAGGTCGCCGCCGCCGCGTCAGACGCGGAGACGGCCAGCCGGAACGCCTCGACGGAAGTCACGGAATCCTGTATGTAGATCGTCTGTGCGGCCCCGAGACCTGCGCCCGGAGAGGATGCCCCTAGGCGCTGCATCCGGAAGAGCTCGACGATGGTGTTCGTCGCGGTTTCGGCGTCCCCGACGTGCAGGGTCACCGCCGGGTTCAGCGCCCCCGTGGAGCCGATCCTCATCCGGCCGTTGAGATTGTCCACCTGAAGGACCGCCGCCGCGACGGCCAGCGTCCCGGCCTTCCGTACCACAAAAACGTGGTTCGTGTTGACTGACGACTGGATGCCGACCTCGCCGTCGGACGCGTAGAGGACGTAGGTTCCCGACGCGGCCGTCACGACCATGCCGCTGTCGTAGTAGTGCCCGGCGGTCGGGTCGCCCTGGAAGGTCCAAAAGGGATTCGCCGAGGTCCCATCCGCCAGCGCCCGGGCTTGGGGATTGCCTCCGTTCGCGTGCATCCGAAGCACGGAGTTCGATGCCGCGACGAAATCCAGCTGATCGACGTCCGCGAGGAACACCCCTGTATCCTCGGCCAGGATGAACGCCAGCGCGGGCGTAGACGCCCCGCCGTCGTCCAGAAGAAGCTGGTGGACGTTCGCCGCGGCCCGGTGGAATCGCGCCGCGGTCTCGCCGGTGTTGATGATCTCGAAGTCGAAGGCGTCGGTCGTGCCAACAACCATGACCTCGCCGAACGCGTTGCCCTCGTGCAGGACGGTGTTGGGGTCCGCGCCGCCTCCGCCGCCGCCCGCGCCGACGCCCCAGCCGCCGCTTACTTCCCAGTTACCCATGGTATCGCTCGCCTCACTTCAGGAGTTATGAGATCAAGGGCTCCTCGAGGAGCTCCGCACTGACGTAGAACTGCGGCGCCGTGACCGCGGCCCACGCGTAGACCAGGACGCTGCCCGTGGCGCCGATCGCGAGGGAGTAGGTAGAGTCCCACTCAACCGTCACGCCCTGCACCGCGGGCGAGCCGCCGATGTCGAGATAGGCCACGTTCGCGCTGGGCGCCGTCGCCGCCAGCGGGGCGCCGCCCGAGTGGTAGTGGAACGAGGACTGCGGAGCCGGGTTGGCCACGTCGGTGAACTCTCCCTTGTAGGCTATCGCCGTGCCGGGGTTCGCCCCGTCCAGCCGGTCCGTGGTGTCCGTCGCGACCTGCACGTAGATCGGCCCGCCGGCTACGTTGGACTGCGTCAGCGAGAAGTCCAGCAGCAGCGTGCGCCGCGACGCGGCGGCCTGCCGCACGATGAAGAGGGGCTGGGTATCGCTGAACGCCGTGCGCCCCAGGATCGCCGTGCCCGGTGTCTGATGGCAGACCGCGAAGAGCCGCCGGACGCGCGCGGCCGCGTACCGCGGGCCCTTGCCGCCTCGAATCCACATATCTCTACTCCTTTAGGCTCGTTGCACTCCGGTCGGAGGCGCGTCGCGCGCGCCCCTGACGGGAGGCTAGCCCAAACGGGCTAGCTCATCCCGATCTCTCTGGAGGAGAGGGGAAGGTCTCGTTAGACCGTGAACGCCACCGCGTTTTCCTGGGACACGGGTTTATACTTGGCGTTCATGAGCAGCGCCAGGACGGCGAACTCGACCGCGTCGTCGTCAACGTCGTACTGCACCCGGAGGTACCGGAGCCGCTTGGCCAGGTCCACTCGCCCGACGTAGACCTTCTCATCGTCGGCCTGGACCTTCTCGGCGACGGCCGCGCCGGTCACGTTGGTGAACGTGACGTTGTCGGCCGACTCCTGGATCTGGAACGTCACGTCGCCCGTGGCGGTGAAGTCGCCGAGGTCGAAGACGATCAGGGCCTCGTCAAAGCCCTGGCAGTCGATGCCGGCGCTGTTGGCCGCGGCGCCCGCCGCGTAGCTATCGGGCTCGAGGACGTGGACCACCTTGATGGTCTCCTGAGCGGTGTTCTTCATGGGTTATACTCCGTTGCTTCCTGGGGTTCCGTGGAGGAAAGCGCCTCCACTCGCTGAAACTTCGGCTTCCCCTTCTCGGGGACCGCCGCTTCACGCTCCAGTTGCCCAACGAGCTCCTGCAACCATTCGCACTCCTGGGCGCCACCCTCGAGCTGCTGAATCTCGCGCAGGATCCTGGCGCGGGCCGCCTCTACCTTGGACAGCTGGTCCAGCAGTACCTGGTGCTTCTGCAGCAGGACCTTCGACCGGGCCTTCAGGGTCTCTTGCAGGTTCATATGGCTAGCTCTGCGTTCCCACCTTGGTCCACACGGAGTCCGTGATGGTCCCGGTATTGATGTAGAGAAAGCCGTTGGTCACGTCGATGCACAGCGAGCCCCGGCCGGCCACGTTGTCGAGGGTCACCCCATCCGAGGGAGCGCCCGCGTTGGTAAAGATCAGCGCGTCGCCGGTCAGCCGGATCTCGGCCTTCTTGTAGAAGGCGCGGTTCACCGCCTGGTACCCGTCGTGCGCGGCGTCCTGCAGGTCCATCCCGAAGTCCGGGCCCGAGGCCGCCGTCGAGTTGTTCGACATGACCTTGAACATGGCGCCGCAGTTCGTCTGCGCGCTGTCGCCGTCGATGTAGGCCACCACCGCGCCGTGGCAGTCGGTGACGCCGTCGCCGATGCCCGCCAGGACCGCTCCTGTCGGGTAGGTCGAGGCCACCGTGCCCACGATGCTGAAGTGCCCGATGACGCCCGCCAGGTAGTTGGCGTCGGACGTCATCCCGCCCGAGGCTTTGATCAGGTTGCCCATGATCGCCGCGATGAAGTCGGGGTCCGCGCCGTCCGAGCTTCCCGCCGTCGCGCTGGGCTCCAGGTCCGCCGCTACGATCTGGTGAGAACCCGCGGCGGCGTACTCCTCGAACAGCGGCAGGCCCAGCCCGCCGACGATCTCAAGCACCTCGTCCGCCGAGTTCCACTTGAGGCCCGCGTTGCCCGCGTCGCCGAAGTACAGCGGCTTGTCGTCGCGCATGACCGCGTAGTCGACGAACCGCTGCAGGGCGGTGCTAGGCCGCTTGGCCACTTCCGTTGCAACCGTCATGGTCTCTCCTTAGTTAGGGGGCCGGGGCCTCGCGGCCCCGGGCCTCCCATCGTCTCTGGTTTACGCCGCCACCGTGGAGTCCACGCAGAACGATTCCGCGTGCCGCACGACCACGTCGAGCTCGACGATGATCCGCACATGGGTCTGGTTCTTCGCGAACGCGTCGCTGGTCTCCTGTGACGCCAGGATCTCGATGCCACCCCACTCGCCGATGACGAGGTCGGCCCAGTTCCCGAAGAAGATCCGGGAATCGGCGCCCGCGCCGAGCGTGATGGGAATCTGTGTCGTGGTCCGGAACGGGTAGCCGAGCAGCGTGCCCATCTGGGCGCCGCGCCGAAGGTCCTGGACGCTGGACGGGATCACGCCGGGAGTCAGGATGTACCGACCCTCGGAATCCTTCAGCTGCCGGAGCGTGTTCCACGTCCGGGGGTGGAACGCCCACCCGAGCGCGCCGTCGTCGGCGTTGTCCTCTTCGAGCTTGAGGATCATGTCGTAGAGGTCGTCGAGCGTCGGGGCCGCGCCCATCGCCGTGGTATTGATGTCCGGGGTATTGGCGATACCGAGAGGCTGAAGCCCGCCGACGCCCTGCAGGGCGGCGAGGTCCACCAGCCGATCGATCGTGGCCGCCAGGTCGTTGCGAACCATGGCCTCGGCCGACGGGTTCGACAGCTTGAGCAACCGGTTGGACATGATCGTGAGGCCGGCCGCCTCGCGGGGCCGCATCTCGATCTGCCCGAGGGTCTGCTGGCTGGACGTGATGGACGCGCCTTCCGCGACCCAGTACCCGGTCGCGCCGCCGGTCTGCTTGGGGATCTGGACCATGCCGCCGGTGAGTCCGCTCATGCGCGTGGCGCCGAGCTGCTGCACGACCAGCTTGGCTCGCAGGAGCTCGATCAGGTCAGCCATGTACTCGGTCGGGACGATGTACCCGCCCGCCGTATCGACGTCGGTCGACAGGTCACGCTTGGCCGCGGCCTCCTTCATGACGGACATCTCGAAGGGGGCGAGCTTGTGGTTCTTCTCCGAGATCGCCAGGATCGCGCGCTGGAAGGAGAAGGGGTGCTTCTTCCTCTCCTCGTCGTCGATCCCCAGGGACACGGAGCGGGAGCCCTTCGTCTTCTGCTCGAGCGCGTTCACGCGGTCATTCAGCTGCTCCAGGCTCTTGCCGTGGTTCGCTAGGGTTTCCTTCATGCCGGCCACGTTTCCGTCGATCCGGCCGAGGATCTCATCCATGCTCATCGTTAGCTTCCTCGAAAGGGGTTTACTTGGTCTTCTTCTCGATCTCTCGCAGCCGCCGAAGGGCCTCTGCGTTCTGGGTGAGCACGCGATCGAGGTAGCCGTCGCCCTTGCGCTCGGGTGCGCCTTGCCCCTTCGGGGCGGGCGCGCCGGCCGCATTGGCGCGGGCCTCCTTGATCTCGGTCACCGAACGCTGGACCTCGGCGAGCTGCACGAGGACCGCTGAAAGTTCGCTTCGCTTCGCCATGCCATTCAAGCAGGGCAAAAGGCTTCGCTCGGCGCGCCGCAGTTCGGCGCGCACCAGCTCCAGGACGGGCGCCGGCCAGCGGGTGGCAAAGAAGTCGGCGAGGGGCGCGACCGCCTCCTCCACCTCGTTCTCACCCAGTCCCTGGACGATGGCCAGCTGCAGGGCCTCGTCGATCAGCGCCTGCGCCTCGCCGAGCTTGTCCAGGATCTCCTGGCGCCCGTCGGGCGGGGCGGCCTCTGGGGCGGCCTTCTCACCGCAATGCCGGGCCCACGCCGCGCAGAACGCGTCGGGGTCGTCCACCTTGTCGCCCATGCTCGACACGCAGGCCGCGTGCGACTCGAACGGCTTCGGACAGGTGAACCCGGCCCGCTGGGCGTCCTCGCCCTCGCCGTCGTTCCACGCCTGCACGGCCGCGGAGATGCGCTCGTCTCGCTGCGCGTCGGTCTCCTGGTCGATCCGCTTCAGCAGCTCAATGAGCGCCGGGGGCGGGTCGTCGTTCGCTTCAGTGTTGGCCAGGATGGCCGCGGCCACCTTTTCCTCGTCCAGTGTCGTCGGGTGGGCGCCGATCGCCGCGTCGCCCACGCCGGGCTCCATCAGCTCCTCGGGCGAGTCCTCACGCGGGTCCAGCACGCCCAGCTCCAGTTCTACGGAGGTACTAGACGCGCCACCCGTCGTCACGACGCGGAACTCTCTCATATCGGCGGCCGGATCCAGCGCCAGCCGCACCGATTCGAGGCGCTGCTTCAGCCACGCCTCATTAATCTCGGCTTCCCCGGGCGTCGAGCCGTCGGCGTTGAGCACTAGGGCGCGGCACGCGGGCACCAGGGCACCGAGCTCATCTACCAGCGCGTTCGGGTTGCCGGGCACCGGCACGGCCGAGAGCTCGAACAGCTCTTGCTTCGTGTACACCACGCCGACGGGGCCGCGCAGCCCGAGCTCCGCGAGCTCCTTCTCGTCGGTGACCTCCCGAGTGCTAATCGGGTCGAAGCCCACGGAGGTCGCCCGCATGAAGCCCTTCTTGTACAGCTTGTAGATGATGTCCGCGAAGGGGTAGGTCTCCTGGTCCGCGAACTGCACGTCGAAGAACATCCGTCGGAGCGGCTGGCGCGCGTCGCGCTTT